CACGTGCCCCGGATACTCGGGCCGCAGCCGGATGCACGATCCGTCATGGAGCCAGAGCCTTCCGCGCTTCGGCTGCTTTTGCGGCACCTTGAGCCCCTCGCGGCGCCAGATGCGCTCGACCCGCTTACGGTTCACATGCCACCCCGCATCGCGCAGCAGGGCGGTCACCCGGCGATAGCCGTAACGACCATATTGCCGGGCGAGAGCGATGATGTCCTCCGTCAGTGCGGCTTCGTCGTCCGCCCCGCGTGGCGCCTTGCGCTGCGTCGATCGATGCTGCCCGAGCACACGGCACACCCGCCGCTCGGAGACAGCCATGATCCCTCGGATGTGGTCGACACAGCGGCGGCGCCTGGCGGGGCTCAATAGTTTCCCCGCGCCGCCTCCTGCAGGATCATTTTATCGAGCGTCAGATCCGACACCGCCTGCCGGAGCCGGGCGTTCTCTCGCTCGAGATCCTTCATCCGCCGTGCCTGATCCATCTTCAGCCCGCCGTACTCCTTGCGCCAGCGGTAATAGCTCTGTTCGGTGACGCCGATCCGCCGGCAGGCGTCGGCCACCGTCCCGCCCTGCGCCAACACGATCTCCGCCTCACGCAGCTTGCCGATGATCTCCTCAGGCTTGTGCTTCCGAGCCATTCCATTCCTCCTTCGTGGTCAAGACTACGATAGTCGATGGGCCACTCAGAAGGGGGCAGATCAATTGCCCGGACCCACGCAGCTACTACATCGACGAGATCGAGGAACGGGTGCTCAGTCTTTTGCGGCGTGAACTTCAGCAGCCGAACGCGATCCGCGACTTCCTCGAAACATACGAGGCGGAAATGAAGCGGCTGCGGATGTCATCAACCACCCAACGGGCATCACTTGAAGCGGAATTGACGAAAGCGTCCGCACGAGCCGAGCGGCTCAATAATCTGCTCATGGATGGCCTTTGCGATCCCGTTCGCACCCAACCGGAACTGCGGGCCACGCTGGCGCATGAACGCGATCTACGGGAGCGGCTGGCGGCGATAGCAACTCCCAGCGTCGTCGTGCTTCATCCCGGCGCGCGTGAACGCTATCTCACTGCCGTTGCCCGCCTTCATGAAACACTTGGCGGCGATGGCGAAACCGAAGCAGCCAAGGTAGTGCGCGAGGTGATCGAGAAGGTCGTGCTCCACCCGGCTGGCGCGTCCCGCAACCGACACACGCCGCCGCCGAAGATCGAGATCATCGGCCGTCTTGAAGCCTTGATCGGCCAGCGCTTCCTGATGCCACCTGCTGTCGGGGGGATGAATGGTAGCGGAGGAGCGCTCTGGCTTGGAACAGACCCTTCGTCTCATCCGGCTGTAGCGAAGTTCCAGATTTTACAGCGCAAGGCGGCATCAACAGGGCGCAAAGCCACCGTCAATGCCAACGATCCATTTATGAAATTTCAGTTTTTTCAGGGGGCCTCCCGGTCTTATTCTGAACCGGACCAGAACTTGCCATGTGTGCATGCACCCATTTTACGGATGGGCGGCGTGAGAACGGCCGCCACCCAACCGAAAAGCGCTGAATTATCTGAAGAATGGCTTCGCTTCGACAGAATGCTTGGCGAAGTTGATTACATCCTGATTCACATAGCTGCCGTCCCGAACGTCGATCACCTTAAACGGGAGCGCGTCGAGATCTTTCCGCGCCACGTCAAAAGCCTCCATCGTCGAAATGTCAGCCCCAGCAGGGGGAGGCTCAACCGCTAACAGCACATTTCCTGGCGATATACGACGGCGGTCGAGAAGAAGACCTAATCGCCTGCGCCAATGAGCCCCATGATCGAGCACGCTCATGGGAGATTTCTGAGAGAACGCCAACGGTTTGATCGCTCTCAACTCCGCGCCTTGATATGCTAGCGGGAAACTTACGGGAACTACATCGTCATTCAGCTTCACAGACTTAAAGTAATTGATTCCTGCACGACGCAATTCACGCCGAATGTCTTTGACCAAAGACTCCTCGCGTGAATAAGTGACATTTTCCCTCTTAACAAACCTGTCGTAAAATTTCTCAACTATTTCCTCGAGGTCCATGTCATGTTCGGTAACTCGCGGATTGCTGAACAAAACACTCGATTCGCGGCGGCGAGTAACATCATTGAATATTGCCAACCCATCCATAGTAGAAAATGTCGGCAGGTATTCGGCGGCCCGACCTAACTCGATTTGCAAGTAAGAAATCACGTCATCATATGCATCGTATGCAAGCTGGTCAAAAAATTGACGAATGCGCGTAAACCGACGCGGGGCAAGTTTGTAGCCTATCTTGCCATCCATCACGCGCGTGACGATAACACCGATATTCGCGAACTCTTCCGTCTCAGCGAATGGCCGAAATCGGATTACGGAATATTTAAAGACGCTCACGCGAGTTCATCCCAAAATTCATTACCGCTAACGCGGTCAAGCGTTTCTAACGCATGATCGATCAAATCTGGTTCCTGCTCAAGCCACTCATCTGGCAAGCAATCCGCCACGACGTTCAGTTCGTCTTTAGCACGCAGCATACGCTCCCGAAGGCCGAATGAGAACTCTTTCCGCCGATCTAACGATCGCCATGATTGATGGCCAACATGAAGAGGTAGATCTGCCACAGCATATGTCGCTGAGAATGCTAAATTATGATCGATTACGACAAGCTCTTTTGTGGCTAAATTGACCAATAGATTAACATTACCACCATGGTCTGTCAGTGTCCTGTCGTCATTTCTAATCCAATGATCGAAAACATAGACGCTGGCAAGAAGTGAGGCGGGAAAGTCTTGGCGCATCACAATCAGAAAATCGCTGATCGGCTCTTTCCATAAGGAGGCGAAGCTTGGCTCACTGCCGATTCGACGGACGGTCGCATCGTAAGCACCTTGAGCAACCATTGCAGGTGACAGCGATGCGATTGCGAAGTCGGGTATTGGGAGACCGATTGAGCGCCCAAGGACTGCACAGAGAACCTCAGAAATTTTACCCCGAGCAAGCGCTCCCTTGCCTTTCACACAATACGTATTGTCATCATCGAGCACGCATAAAACAGGCTCGGTCATGCCGCTCTCAATGGGCCGGACAATCTCCGTGATGCGGTGATGATCTAAATCGAGGCTCATTAGGCCTCGCTAGCATCGATTGATACGGTCCGGGAGGTCTCATGCCATCTAAATAGGATTTTGTTCTTCGAGCTTGACGTGGGGGGGGTGCCGGAAAAAACGTAACATACGTAACCTTGGCGCAAATCCGCCGTTTTTCGCGTAACCGAAAGCGTAACATCAAGGTAACGAGATTACATTTTCAGAATGTAACTTTTAGGATCACGAAACCCTAGGATTTCTGCGGCTGTTACATTTTCAGGCGGGAAAGGTTGCAGCCGATTACACCGCCGACGTAATCCGAAAAACGCCGGCTTTCTGCGGGTTTCAGGCCGGAGTATCGTTCGCGATTACAGATGTTACGCTTTCCCGCCCCCTCCCTCAGCAGTCCACGCCTCCAACAAGCATTTTCTCGATCGACGACCGCTTCTTGATAGGCATGTCAGCTGCATCAAAGTGCATCAGCCCCCGCCCCCTCGCCATCGCCACCCGGCCTAGGAAGCCAGCCATTTTCCCAGCTGCGCCGATGTGCATCAAAACCGACACGAAAAGTGCGCGGGCGAGGCGGGGGGAAAAGCGCGCTTTGAGGGGGTGCCACTCCGTGTCGCGGCCGCGCAATATTGTTACCTCACCGAAGCTGCGAGGTCGAACAGCGTCGGACGATTGACGGGTCGTCGAGCCGGGCGCACGATGCCCACATGTGCAACTTGTACCGGATGACAGCGCCTGCGGAGGCGGTCGCGGGATTGTTCCGAGCGAGTACCGGAACCGCGCCGAACTTCGCGGCCGAGGTCTACCCCGGCTATCCCGGCCTTGTCGTTGCCGATGGCGCAATCCGAGCCATGAACTGGGGTTTCCCCCTCGTGCTCAAGAGCAAGAAGACCGGCGCGCCGCTCAAGCCAAAGCCGGTGAACAACACCCGCGAGGACAAGCTGCACACCGGCTTCTGGATCGACAGCTTCCGCAAACGGCGGTGCCTGATCCCTGTCACCGCCTGGGCAGAGGCCGAGGGCACGAAAGGCGCGATGACGCGGACGTGGTACTCGCTGCCCGATCAGGATCTATTCGCCGTCGCGGGCGTGTGGCGCCCTACCGCCGAGTGGGGCGACGCCTACTCCATGGTCATGGTGGATGGATGCGAGCAGATGGCCGACGTGCATGACCGCATGCCGACCATTCTCGCCCGAGAGAATTGGGAACGCTGGACAAACGGCGATCCGGACGAGGCCTTCGCGCTGTGCCGCATCTATGACGCCCCGCTGGTGGTCGATCGCACGGACGATCCTTGGTTCAAGAGAGCCAGCCCACCACCTGCCCCACAAACGCCGTCGCCATCAGCAACGCTACTATGATCATCTCGGCCTGTTTCAGCATTGGCCGCTGATCGTCTGCGATCGGCCGGTAGGCAACGCCGGATGGATCCATGCTGGACCCAACAACCGGACGCGCCTCAATAGCTCAGCCAATCGAGTTCCGCCTCGTCCAACGCCTCGAACATATCGCCTTCCGCCTGGCCGACACGCAGGCGCTGACGGACTGCCTCAGGATCACCGTCCTTGGGAAAGCCGCGATCGGCCATGGCACACTTGGCCAGTTCGCCGACCAGCCCTCCGCGCCCAACCTGCATGAGCAACCAGCGGCCGAATGCCCCGCGCTCTGCGGGCGATGCCGTGCGCCCACTTGGCCGCAGGCGCGGATCGGGTGGTGCAGGCACGAAAGCCCGGTAATCTGGCCCTTTCGTGAAATCGAGAAAGGAGCCCCTGCCCCCGGCGATCCTGCTGACTTCCCTACGTAAGTCGTCGAGCGTTGGCGTGGTGGGCTTCTGTTCCATGGCAATCCTCGCTGTCGAATCGGTAGCGGAAGCCTATCATGTTCTCTATATGTTCGCACCATGAGTCGGCGCTTGCGAGCGCGCAGGAGGACAACAGATGGAACAAATCAAGGAAATCCGCCGGGCGGTGGCGAAGGCGCTGGAGACACGAGGTCTCGATAACCGGGAGTTCCTGCGGCAGATCCGCGCAGGAGAGCAGGACGACGGCCCTTACATGACCGGCGCGCTCGCCTGTGCTGCGATGATGACGAAGCAGCCCGCGCGCAGCTGATGCCGTGCGCTATGTAGATGGCCTGCGGATCCCAACGCTGCTTTTCGAGGCCGCTGCCTGGCAATACTCGATCAAGGTTACATGCGCGTGCGGACGATCGGCGGTCTTCGATCCCCACGCGCTGTGGCATCGGTTCCAGCGCTCCCGGTGGGACGAGACCTTCGCTAAGGCGCGCGATCGCTTCTATTGCCGTGAGTGCTGGCGCACAAAATGCCGCAAGCTGCGGCCGGTGAAGTTCGAGACCTGCCGCGAAGAGCCGACCGTGCGCCTGCCGATGCCGGACGAGCGGGAATGGAAACGCGCGATCAATCGATTCCGAGGGTAGGCACGTCTCAGGCTTGGGTCATGATCGCGGCCAGCCCGCAAGTCACCGCGATCGGACCAATCCAGTCGAGCCATTGATCGAGTTTCGGCCAAACACGCATATCGAATACACCCCACCATGGCAGGTTCCGGCGAAGGCCGCCGCCGAACCGCTCGATCCAGCGGTACTCCGCCTGCGCAGCTTCCCGCCCGATGAAGTAGGCCGACGCAATCAAGGCACCGGCCCACCAATTATGAAATGCCAGACCGATCGCCACCTGAAGAACCAGCGCCATGGCTGGGTGCTGAAGATATTGCATGATGGCATAACCTGTCGAAGAGCAGGAGGATCCGGGCGATCAGGCGACTGCCTTCACCCGCTTCCTAAAGCGCACGACCTCGGCGCCCACGGCATCGTTCAATTCCAGAAACACCGACTGCAGCGGCTCGATCTCCAGTTCGAAGAACGCATCGGTCGCCTTCGTCACATCCCCGAAGCCCCCGGCATTGGCGGGCACAATGCCCAGCAGCTGGGGCGGCACTCGGTGCGCGGCCAGTACGTCGTCGCGCGTCGTGTTCTTGATCCCGAGAAACTCGTCCTTTGCGCCCGCCTCCGCAATCGACTTGATCTGGATCCCGGTATCCTTGCCGTTCGGCGAGTGGACGAACAGGTTTCGGAAATTCCCCGGCCCCTTCGATCGCTTCAGGGCATCGCGCATCTTGTCGACGTCGCCATCGGCAAACTCGCCGGTCACGTACATGATGTAGCCCGCGTGACTGCCGTTCTCGTAATAGCGACGGCGGAACAGCGTCGCGTTCTCGTTCAGCAGCGCCGACTGCAAGGCCGAGAGGTATTCCGGCAGGCCGTAAATTTCCTGATTCACGTCCGGCGCGATCAGCTGGTGAACCGTGCCCGGCGCGAACTCGACCTCGGGCTGATGGCCAGGCACCCACCAGAAATGCCCCGGCTCGACGCCGCGCCGGGTGTACTTGGCAAGCGCGTGGTCGAGTCGCAGCAGCCCGCCCAGGCGGTTGCGGGCCTCCTGCGCATAGGCGTTGCCCATCACCAGATAGTCCTGCGCCATGCCCTTGAATGCCGCGCGGCTGAGCCACTGGGTCGGTTCGAGGCTGGCGGCCAGCATGTTGCGCTTGAGGATGATCGCGCTGGAATGGTGCGGCGAGGCGCGGAACGCGCGGGCAAGGCCATGCAACGAGATCGGCGGCTCGTACCACCGCTGGTTGTGGTAGCATTCCAGCATGTCGAGCATCGTCGCCCGGCTGAGCACCGGCTCGGGATCCCCGAAGGTGAAGGCCTGCAATTCGCCGCGGTTGTCGTTGGCGGAGACGATCGCGCCTTGCGATGCCTCCGCCACTTCCTGTCGGCTCATATGGCGGGCACGGTTACGCTTGCTCATTCGATAATCTCCATCGTGCCCTTAGGCTTTTCCTTGCCGTCCAGCGGCTCATTCATGAGGATGTGCATGGTCGCCCAAGCCAAGTCGGCATGGCCATCGTCACCGCCGCGCCCGGCCTTAAAGGTCACGTTGCGCCCGCTGGTGGTCAGCGTCTTCTTGATCGAAACGAAGGCCGATACGATGTCGAGATAGCTGCTATCGAACGCCAGGCGCCCGCGCCGGATCACGTTCTGCGCTTTCATGATCATGCCCGCCTTCACTTCCAGCGAGTATTCGATCTTGGCGACGGAACAGCCGGGCAGCGCGCCGGACTTAGCCAACAGCTGATAGACACCGGCGCCAACACCAGTCGCGTCAACGCCGAGGTACGTGCAGTTGTACCGGCCCAGCATGGCCTGGATGAATGCCGCCTGCTCTTCGAAGTCCTGGCCGCGCAGCGGGTGGCGTTCGAGGATACGGAACGTCCCGCCCTCCGACAGGGGCGGCGCCGCGATCACCAGCCCCGCGTTGTCGCCATTCTCACTCGACTGCGGATCATAGCCCGCCCAGACCACGCGATTGCCATAGGGCCGCGCGGCCTCCGGGTTGAAGTCCTCCCATTCGACTAGGCTGTCGCAGCCGCAGGCGATCAGATCGTTGAACTTGAAGGCGGACAGGCTGTCGTCGACGAACTCGCACATGTAGAGGTTCGCGAACTCGTCGGCGGCGTATTCGTCCTCAAGCTCTTCGATATCGAACAGGTCGCAGCCTGCGAGGTCCGCGTCGCGGATGTTGACGATGTGGCGCCACACCCGATCCGGCCCGACGTTGCCAGCGGCAAGCGCCGCGTGGCTGACGTCGATCTCGATCCGGTCGGCCTTCTTCCGGCGCTTGTTGCGCCGCTCGCCGGTCCAGTACGGGTAGGCCGGGTGCGCGATGGTCGATGGCGTGGAGAAGTAGGTTTTCCGCCACTTCTTGTGCGTCGCCATACCTGAGGCGACCTTGTTCAATTCCTCGAATGAGTGGACCCAGAAGAATTCGTCGAAGTAGAAGTTGCCGCTACGGCCCTGCGCGGTGCGGAAGTTGGTGCCGAGGAAGTGCAGTTCGGCCCCGGCCTCTTCCGGCGGGCGCAGGTCGGACGTGATAACCATCGGGTCGCCCGCCAGCGATACGCCCACCAGCTTGGCGAAGCTGACGATGTAGGAGCGGAACTGGTGGGCCTGCGCCTTCGAGGCCGACAGGAAGATCTGGTTACGCCCGGTCTCGATCGCGTCCATCAGCGCTTCGAAGGCGAAGAAGTAGGTCGCGCCGATCTGGCGCGACTTCAGGATCATGCGGGTGCGCTGATCCTTCTCCTTCCACCAGCGCAGCTGATAGTCGAAGCACCCGTCGAGGAAGATGCGCTTGAGTTCCTCGGCCTGCTCTTCGGTGAAATGGTTCTTCTTCGGCGCCTTGCGCGGCCCGGCGTTGCGATTGCCGACCTTCTCGTTGAGGTCACCGCTATGGCCGCCCGGCTGTTCGAAGCGGCGGACGCGGGCGAGGCTCTCGATCGAGCGGTTGAGCGCATCCATCTCGACGAGGTCCGCGCTGGTCTTTTTCTCCTTCGCGATCAGCGTCAGCAGCCGGATCTCGATGCCGTCCTCGATCTTCTTGATCGACGGCGCCTCGTCCCACTTGTCGCGTTGGCGCCACGATTCGATCGTCGGGCGCGGGATCGGTTTGCCCTGATCGTTCGTCACGCCGTGCAGTGCGAACTCGTCGGCGATCTGCGTCACGCCCCACCCGCGCCAGTAGAGGCTGCGCGCATGGCGACGCGGATCGAACTTCCATGCGGAAGCCAGCGGGTCGGGCAGGGTCGCGTTCGTGCTCATGCCGGCGACCATGCCGCGCGTTTTCGCCGTCAATCACCGCTATCCATTTGGCCCAGCGGCAGACCAAATGGATGCCCTTGAGATGATGCGCCTCAGCGGTCCTTTTGGCCGGAACAACACCGCTGCCGAACCCGCCGCACCCTCAAGGAACCGGACCGATCATGGCCAAGAGCAAGTTTTTCCGCGTCGCCGTCGAAGGCGCAACCGTCGATGGCCGCACGATCGAACGTGTCTGGCTGGAACAGATGGCCGCCAACTACAACGCAGACACCTACACCGCTCGCATCAACTGCGAGCACATCGCGGGCTATAGCCCGGACAAGCCGTTCAACGCCTATGGCTCGGTCCTGTCGCTGAAGACCGAAGAGGTCGAACTGACCATCGGCGGCGAAAAGAAGACGCTGCTGGCGCTCTACGCCGAGATCGACGCCAACGATCAGCTGCTCGCAATCAACAAGGCAGGGCAGAAGCTGTTCACCAGCTGCGAAATCCATCCCTCCTTTGCCGACACCAAGGAAGCCTACCTTGTCGGCCTCGCGATTACCGATCAGCCCGCATCGCTCGGCACCGAACCGCTCAAGTTCGCGGCCATGTCGCGCCCGAACGTCTTCTCCACTGCGCACGAGACAATAATCGAAATCGAGCCGTCGCTCGACGGCGCGACCATCGCCGAAGCGACCAAGTCCGGCTTCATCGCCGCGTTCGCCACGCTCTTCAAGTCGGACAAGCCCAAGGAACCGGTCACCCCGCCTCCGGCTCCGGCACCCGCAAACGACAACGCGCCCGACATCGAACGCTTCGCTGCCGTCATGGGTGAACAGGTCGCACTGGCGGTCAAGCCCGCCAACGACGCGATTGCCGCCCTGCAGGCCGACTTCGCCGACCTCAAGTCCACCCTCGAAACCACCGAAGAGCCGGGCAACTTCACGCGCTCTCCGGCGACCGGCGGCAGCGGCAACGCCCAGTACCTCACCGACTGCTGATCAGCCCCGCCAGCCCCCGCCACCCACCGGAGTATCTTTCCCATGCAGACTTCCACCCGCCTGCTGCTCAATGCCTTCGTCGCGCAGGTCGCGAAGCTCAACGGCCTGCCGCAGGAATTCACCGCCACCCCCGGCAAGCTCGACAAGTTCAACGTCTCGCCCGCCATCGAGCAGAAGCTGCAGGCCAAGCTGCGCACGATCAGCGATTTCATGTCGCGCATCAACGTAATGCCCGTGGTCAACCAGCAGGGTAGCCGCGTCAGCGTCGGCGTGAAGCGCTCGATGGCAAGCCGCACCAATCGCGCCGCCGGAAATCGTCGTTTGCCGCAGGACATCACCGGCTCCGATCAGATCGACCAGTACCTCTGCAAGAAGACCGACTTCGACTACGCCTGGTCTTACGAAACGCTTGATGCCTGGGCGCACATGCCCGAATTCCAGCAGCTGTGCCGCGATGCCGTGCTCGCCCAGAAGGCCGAGGACATCATGTGCATCGGCTTCAACGGCGTCGATGCCGCCGTTGAGACCGACCGCGAGGAATTCCCGCTGCTGCAGGACGTCAACTACGGTTGGCTCCACAAGATCCGCACCTATGCCTCGAGCCGCGTCATGGCGCACGGCGCCCTGGACAACGCCAATATCTACGTCTCGGACACTGGCTCCGCCGACTACTCGAACCTCGACGCGCTGGTCTTCGATGCCATCCAGACCCTGATCCACGAACGCTACCGCACCGCGACGGACCTTGTCGTGATGGTCGGCGGTGACCTCGTCCACGACAAATATTTCAAGATCGTCGAGGAAGCCGGTAACACCGCCACTGAGCAGGTCGCGCGCGACGTCCTGATGTCGAGCCGGCAGCTGGGCGGCAAGCCGACGGTGCAGGTGCCGTTCTTCCCCGCTGGCAGCATCCTCGTCACCAGCTTCAAGAACCTGTCCTACTACTGGCAGATCGGCACCGCGCGCCGCGCCATCCAGGACAATCCGGCGCTCGATCAGATCGATAACTTCGAGAGCATCAACGACGCCTTCATGGTCGAGGAATACGGCAAGTGCGCCCTCCTCGAAAACATCAAGATTGGTCCGAAGGCGTAAGCCTTCGGCCATCGCCCGCCCTCATCGAGCAGGAACGACATCATGACACCCGCACGTCTCCATCGGGAGCGCATGGCTGCCCTTGCTGCCGCCGCCGTTGACCCGAAGCAGGTTGTTTCCTCCGATAAGGGCGGGCAACCCTCTCCCGCGCCTGCCGACCGCACGCCCGCGATGATCTATCGCGAGCGGGCGGCGGCAACCGCCATTGTCTCTGCGCCCGAAGGCGCTGTCACGGCGGAAAACCGTATCGCCGCCGAGATCGCGCTGCGTTTCACCCATGACCTGCGCCGCCTTAAGGAAATCCGCTCGATCGACCGGAAGATCGAGGCCAAGCGCGAAATGCTGCCCGACTACGCGGCATGGATCGAAGGCCTGCTCGCCGCCGACGCGGGTGCCGGTAACGGCACCGTGGCCGAAGTCCTGCCTACCTGCATGGTCTGGTTCATCGACATCGGCGAATTCGACCAGGCGCTCGATCTCGTGCCTTTCATCTTCCGCCACAACGTCGCGATGCCCGCGCGTTACCAGCGCGACGCGGCGACGATCGTCGTCGAGGAAATCGCAGAAGCCGCGCTCAAGCAGCAGAACGCGGGCAAGGCCTTCCCGCTCGACGTCCTCACCCGCACCGGCGAACTCACCGACGATCTCGACATCCACGACGAGGTCCGTGCCAAGCTGCTCAAAGCGATCGGCATCGAACAGCTGCGCGTGTGTGAGGGCATGGTAGCCGAGGATTCCGCCGAAGGCCTGGCCGCTACCATCGCCACCTTCCGCGAAGCCCAACGGCTGCACGATCGCATCGGCGTGAAGGATCGCGTCAAGCGCGCGGAAAAGCTGCTGGCTGCTGTTACCGCCGCCGCGCCCCCCGCCGACACCGGCGGCATTCCTGCCGCGTAACAAGCTCGCCCCCGGCGCTCAGGGGCGGATCGCGCGCTGCGGGAGGCTATCGAGCCGTAGGGCCGCCAGCTGACCCGATCCCCACCCCTGTTAGCCGGGCGGGCCGACATGAGGATCCATGACTTTCATCGCCACCCCTCCCAGCGCCGCGATCGAGGATCCTCCCGCCGCCGAAGGCGTGATCACCAATGACGGCTTCTTCCCCGACATCACGCCCGCCACCGTCCGCGCAGATGCCCGCATTTCCGCGAACGTCACCGCGCCTCGGCTGCGGGCGGCGATCCTGGGCGCCATCATGTCGGTGGAGCACGACCTGCGCGCCTACGCCGCGCGGTCGATTGCCGCCGGGTACGCCACGCTCGCCGATGTGCCGTCGCCCCAGCTTGACGGCCAAAGCCAGCAGCTGATCCGCTATCAGCGCGCCGTCAGCCTCTACGCCAAGGCCGAACTGGTCGAGCGCTACCGTGACTTCGATACGACCAGCGCGGGCGGCAACCAGGCGGACGATCTCACGCCCTCGATCGGCGAACTGCGCCGAGATGCCCTGCATGCCGTGCGCGACATCCTCGGCGCATCGCGCACCACGGTGGATCTGATCTGATGGCCGCCGCGCAGAGCCTCCGGTCCAAACAGGGCGACACGCTCGATCAGCTGCTCTGGCGCGAAGCCGGGCTGGGACCGGGCGAACTGACGCGCGTGCTCGATGCCAACCCCGGCCTTGCCGACAGCGCAAAGGTGCTGCCGCTCGGCACCGTCGTCCTGATCCCGGCGACCGCGACGACCTCCACCAGCGCGAACCGCGTGCTGCCCCTCATCCAGCTTTGGAGCTGACACATGGAACTGCGCCCCGTTCTCGAAACCGCGGCTGAATTTCTTGGCTCGCTTTCGCCCTCGCTGATCGGCTCGGCCGTCGCCCAGGCATGGAAGCCCGGCCTCTCCTACCGCCAGCGCTTCGCCCAGTGGGCGATCGGTTCGACGGTCAGCTATTACGCCACGCTGGCCATCGTCGCGCTCACCGGATGGGGCGGCCTCGTCTCCCAGTCGATCGGCTTCGGCATCGCCCTGCTCGCCTACGACGCCACGCCCAAGCTGGCCAAGGCCGCGATCGACACGCTCGCCAGCCTCCCGGCCCGCCTCGCCGACCGCTTCCTCCCCAAGAAGGACTGACCCGATGACCGCCAAGCCGCGCCGCGCGCTCGCCAATCCTGCCGCCTTCTTCGCTTCACTCCGCTCGATCACCGGCGGCCTCGATCAGAAGCAGGTGAACATCGTCAACGCCATCATGGCATCCGCCGCCGCATGGCCGGTGGGCTGGCTGGCCTATGCACTCGCCACCACCTGGCACGAGGCCCGCTTCACCCCGCAGCGCGAATGGGGCCTCGGCAAAGGCAGGCCCTACGCCGCCCCCGGCAAGTACGGTCAGCCGCAGTACGGACGCGGCCTCGTCCAGCTGACGTGGGACCGCAATTACGAGTGGGCGGACAAGGCGCTCGGCCTCAAGGGCACCCTGCTCAAGAACTTCGATCTCGCCCTCGATCCCGTCCTGTCGGTGCGGATCCTCATCAAGGGTATGGAGGAAGGCGCGTTCACCGGGCGTAGCCTCAGCCGCTATATCTCCGACACCGGCACCCACGAACAGTTCGTGCAGGCCCGCCGAATCATCAACGGCACCGACCGCGCCGACGACATCGCCGACATCGCCGACAAGATTCAGGCCGCGCTGATCAGGGGCGGATGGGCGTGAGCCTCGGCCTCTCCCACGTCATCCTTGCCGGGGCGCTCACCGCGAGCGCTGCCGGTATCGGCGGTTTCTTCTACGGCACGGGCGTCGGCGCCGCACAGGAACAGGCCGCCCAGAAGCGGGCCCACGATGCCGCGCGCGCTGAGCGCGACCGGCTGCAAGGCCAGATCGACGCCTCCACCGAGCGCAGTCAGACCGCCGAATATGCCCGGCAGACCAACGTCAGGGAAATTTACCATGAAAGCCAGAAGGTCATTGAGCGGCCCGTGTATCGCAATGTCTGCGTTGATGCTGATGGCGTCGGGCTGCTCGACCGCGCCGCATCGGTCGCCAATGGCGAGAGTGTCGCCAGCGCTGCTGGCACCGCCCCCGGCGCTGCCGAAGGTGCAGCGCGGTAGCACCGGCGAGATGACCGGCGCCGACGCGCATGCCAGCCTAACCGCGCTCTACGACGTCGCCGGGCAGATCCGCGCGGCCTTCATCGAATTGCAGGGGCAGGTTCGCGCCATGCAGACGCCCGGCACGGGAGGCACCGATGCGCAAGGCAAATGATCTGCGGCGCTGGCTCACGGCCTATCTGCCGGACCTGAAGAAGAACCCGGAGAATCTCAGCATCTACATCGACGCGGGCCAGATCAACGCCCGCCGGTCGAAGACGCTGTCGTTCTCCTACAGCTACGCGCTCAAGGTCACGATCTTCGACTTCGCCGCCGATCCCGACACGCTGATGGTCCCGATCCTGGCATGGATCGAGAAGGAACAGCCGCAGTTGTTGCAGCGCGCCGACAGCCGGCCCTTCGGCTTCGAGGCACAGCCGCTCGACACCGAGAAGTTCGATATCGAGATCTCGATCGACCTGACCGAGCCGGTACTCGTGATTCCTCGTCCGGACGGCAGCGGCTACGATGTAGACCATATCCCCGAACCCAAATTCCCCGACAGCTTCGCGGGTGTCCATGCCTCGTTCCTGCAGGGCTTCGGCAATACCGAACTGCTGGTGGAGACCGAGGATCCTGAAGCCGTGCTCACGCCTGCCGTACCGCCCGCCGCATGAGCGACGATCTCGCCGAACTGGAGCGGGTAGCTGGCGCGCTCCTGCGCAGCCTGTCGGCGGCCGAGCAGCGCGGCCTGATGCGGCGCATGGGCCGCGACCTTGCCGCCAGTCAGCGCCGCCGCATCGCCGCCCAGCAGCAGCCGGACGGCAGCGCCTTCGAAGCGCGGCGGGAGAAGGCACCCGCGCAGCCGGGGCGCGGCCCGGCCTGCTTCCTCTATCCGGCGGGTGGCGGCGGTGAACCCCGCCGCGTCCTGATGAAGAGTTTCACATGGGGCAGCGGCCACATGCTGACCGGCTTCGACATCGAGGCCGGTGCCATCCGCTCGTTCGAGCGCGACAAGATCGTGAAATGGCTCCCGGTACCCGAGGAGCATCGCGGCGGCAGCGCCGCGCGGAAACGCCCCGCCCGCATCCGCCGCCGCGCGATGTTCCGCCGCTTGGCCACAGCGCCATTCCTGCGAAGCGGCGTGGACGATCAGGGCGTCTGGGTCGGCTTCACCGGCAAGGTCGCCCAGATCGCCAGCGTTCATCAGTATGGATTGCGAGACAAGCCCTCGCTGCGGGCGAAGGCTGTACCATACCCCAAGCGCGAACTGCTGGGCGTGACGACGGCAGATTGCGAGAACTTGCTGGCTTTACTCTTCGCTCATTTAGATCCCGCATAGCTCTTATGGCGGGGTTGATCGTCCTGGAAGCGTGGAAGGGCCGCTTTCGGTCGCCGCTGGCGGCTTCGCTCCGATAGCGGCAAATGCCAAGTTGGTTGCTGACTTGAGCGCTTCCAAATACTCTTTACCCGTGATCGATCCGTCTTGATATCGCTTGCAATAAGCATGTTCCACGTCCTCGAACAGCCTAACGGCGGCCGCGCGCGCATCAACCGCTTGGATCGTGGCGGTTACTGCATCTTTGGCTTCACCGCTTCCTGTCACTGACAAAGAAGATGACGCTCCACGTACTGTCATCGCTCCGGCGAAAGGCTCAGCACATACAACCAATCGAAGCGTCAGTTTCCCTTCGATGTATTCTTGCCGTTCAAGAAAATAAATAGCTCGACGATCACCTGTCTGTGTACGCATTTTGTTGCGATCATGAGGTTTATTCAGATGATCTGACATTACACCGCGCGATGTAAGTGTCTCAATCGTGGAAGCGCACCCTGACAACCCGACGATGAGCATTAATAGTGTAAAACAGCGAACCATCGCTAGTACTCCCAAACGATCGATCTTCATGTGTCCAACGGATGCATCCGACTGCACAATTCGGAAAAATCTGCATCTATCCGTTAGCTAAACCCGCTCTTCCGGCGTGACGGAGACTGTGCCTATCCAGGCGCTGCACTTGGCCTAACGCCCAGCCAAATGCAGCCCGGTAGCGCTGCCCCCATGCCTGCCGCGACATGGGCGGCATGGCCGATGCAACCTTCACCGCCGTAGACCTGTCGCGCATTCCGCTGCCTGACGCTGTCGAGGAACTCGATTTCGAGACTCTCTTCGCGCGGGCGCTTGCGCGCATGAAAGCGCTGATGGCGGAAGAAGGCGTCGAGTTCGACGGCCGGGAGAGCAACCCTTCCACCCGCGTCCTTCAGGTCTTCGCCTACGAGGTCCAGCTGCTGCTGCAGCGCCTCAACGAAGCCGTGCGCGCCGTCATGGTCGCCTACGCCGTCGAGAATGACCTCGACAATCTCGCCGCCGGTTTCGGCGTGGTCCGCCGGACCATCACCCCCGCCGACGATGTGCTCGGCATTCCGGCCGTGATGGAGAGCGACACCGAATTTCGCCGCCGCATTGTCCTGGCACCGGAAGGCTATTCGGTTGCCGGTCCCGAGGGCGCCTACATCTACCATGCGCTCTCGGCCCATCCCAATGTACTCGACGCCAGTGCCACCAGCCCCGCGCCTGACGACATCCGCGCGATCGTGCTGGGCGTCCTGCAATCCTATGCTGCCAGCAATGCGCTGGTGACGGCGATGACCAACGCGCTCGACGGCGCGATCTGGCCCGGCGAAGTCATCGTCTCGCTCCTGTCCCGCGTCGATAGCGGCGCCGCCAGCGCGGATCTGATCGAGGACGTCGGCGCGTACCTGTCCAGCGAGGACATCCGCCCGCTGACCGACCATGTCATCACGCAGTCTGCCGAGATCGTTCCCTACACCGTCGAGGGCACGATCAAGACGTTTTCCGGCCCCGATGGCGGCGTGGTCATGGATGCCGCGCTCGCCAGCGCCAAGGCCTATACCGACGAGAGCCACCGGCTCGGCCGCGATATCACCCTGTCGGGCCTGCATGCCGCGCTGCACGTCGAAGGCGTCCAGAACGTTCAGCTGACTCAGCCACCGGCCGACATTGTCATCTCGCGCACGCAGGCGCCGTACTGCACCAAGATCGACGTCACTTACGCGGGCATCGACGAATGACCTTCGCGTCGCTCCTGCCGCCCGGCTCCACGGCATTGCAGAAGGCCCTCGAACGGGTCGGCTCGGAGATGCTCGACATCCCGATCCTCGTCCGCGCGGTGAAGTCCGCCGACGACAGCCCGCTGCAGTTCCTGCCGTGGTTGGCGTGGGAGCGCTCGCTCGACAACTGGTCATCCGACTGGCCCGAGGCGATCCGCCGCGAGCGCGTCCGCCAGGCGATCCCCATCGCGCGGCGCAAGGGCACGGCGGCGTCCGTGCGCGCCGTGGTCCAGAGCTTCGGCGGATCGGTCGCGCTGCGCGAATGGTGGCAGATGGAGCCGAAGGGCATTCCGCACACCTTCGATCTCGTGCTCAACCTCGAACAGAAGGGCGCGCCCGCCAGCGCCGCCTTCGTCGATCAGGTCATAGCCGAGGTCAGCCGCGCCAAGCCGGTGCGCAGCCACTTCACCTTCACCCAAGGCATCAACGCCGCCGCAGATGTCGGCTTGATCGCGACCGTTCGTCCCACCCTCTTCGCCCGCCTGTCCTGCACGGCCACGGCGGTTTGACCGGAGCACCCATGGCCCTCACCATCACCGTCACCAATGCGGGCCGCGCCGCGCTTGTGAACGCCGCCAACACCGGCACCGCTGCGGTCACGATCGCGCAGGTCGGCGTTTCCGGCGTCGCGGTGGCCCCCAGCCCCACGGCCACCATCCTGCCCGGCGAAAGCAAGCGCATCGCCACCCTCTCGGGCGACGTGGTCGCGGACGATACGATTCACATGATCGTCCGAGACGAAGGCACGGCGGTCTACACGGTGCGCAGCTTCGGGCTCTACCTTGCCGACGGCACCCTGTTCGCGATCTACGGCCAGGCCGATCCGATCCTCGAAAAATCCTCGCAGGCGATCATGCTGCTCGCGATCGACGTCCAGTTCGCCGACGTCGCCGCCGCGCAGCTGACATTCGGCGACACGAACTTTCTCAACCCGCCCGCAACCACCGAGACGATGGGCGTGGTCGAACTGGCGACCCTTGCCGAGGCCATCGCCGGTCTCGATTCCTCGCGCGTTCCAGCCGCCAAGATGATGAAGGATGCCGTCGCCGCGTGGATGGATTCCCGGTTCGGCGCGAACAATGCGGGCATCTGGCATCCGGGTAACGATGGCGCCGGTTCCGGCCTCGACGCCGATTTGCTCGACGGTCAGCATGGCAGCTACTACGCCAATATTCCCGCGCGCCTCGGTTTCTGGCCGGTGCAACAGGGCACCGGCTACAGCCAGACGACAAATACCGTCAAGATTGGTTGGAGCAACGCGAGCCGTCTGAAGGCGACCGTTGACACCACCGATCTCGGCAATGTGGTTTTCGACAGCAACATCGCAGATGTCTGGCGTTCGTCGAACGATGGCGCCGGTTCCGGCCTTGATGCCGACCTGCTCGATGGGCAGGACGGCAGCTACTACACGAACATCATCGCTCGGCTCGGCTACCAGCCCTCGAACAGGGCCGGTGACACCTTCACCGGAACGGTCACGGTGCCGAGCCTCCGAATCAACGGCTCCGCCGGGTCAAACGGATTTTCAGCCGGAACGGGTGACGGTGCCACTTACAGCGTCTTCAACCTCGCCATGGAGTGTTGGTACGGCCTCGGCATCCGGACCTACGACGGTTCGGTGAACGGATTTTACGATGCTCGCGCCGGTCGATGGGACGTTAAGTCGGGCTATCGCATCAACGGCGTGGACGTCTGGCACCCGTCGAACGACGGCGCCGGTTCGGGGATGGATGCCGATCTGCTCGATGGGCAGGACGGTAGCTATTACACCGCGATCCCGGCCCGGCTTGGCTTTACCCCGGTGCAGCAGGGCACAGGGGTCGGGCACCTGTCTAACGTCATCAAAATCGGTTGGAGCGGATCACGGGTAAAGCTGACTGTCGATTCAACCGATATGGGCGGCCTTGTTACCGATGCCCACCTTAACAGCGCGGGTTTGCCGCACAACGGATCTGCCATGCGCCGCAATGGCAATGACCTTTGGGGGCCGGATAACGATGGTTCGGGATCGGGCCTCGACGCCGACTTGCTCGACGGGCTGCATGCCGGGAGCTTTGCGCGCGTCGACCTTGGCTCCGGCGCCGCATTCGCAGGCGGCGTAACCGCACCCTATCTGAAGTCGAGCGGGACGGCAGATGTCTCTCAGCAAATGAGCGTGGGCCATCTTGTTGTAACTTACGGCGACCTGGTCATCGCTCGGACGAGCAGCGCGTGGGGTTATGTCGTCCGGCCAAACGTCGCAGGCGCCCGGAACTTGCAGTTTGCCTGCGAAGGCGCGGTTACGCTCGATAACTGCGAAATCAACGCCTACAATGTGACGACGCTCGGCAATAAGGTTTGGAACGCGGGCAACGATGGCGCAGGCTCGGGGCTGGATGCCGATATGCTGGACGGCTACCACGCCAGCGCCTTTGTCCCTGTCGGCGACCTGTCGGCAAGAGGATGGACCCGCCTGACGAATGGCCTGCTATTGCAGTGGGGAACCCAAACGTTTGGGGCAGACTCCTATGGCACAATCAACTTCCCGATCGCGTTTAGCTCGGCCTGTTTTTACATCGGATCGGGCTGCGCAACCGAAGTGGGCAACGGCAACGCCCAGGCTAATGGCCCGCTCCCCTACTCCGTAACCACCACCTACGCGAGCATGTACAACGCCGCCCCCGCTGCAAACGCCTGGTGGCTGGCGATCGGCGTGTAAGGACTAAAAACCATGGCCCTCTTTTTCAGCGCCGCGACCCTCGGCTTTTATGACGACACCGTTCACGCCACCATGCCGCCCGACGTGCGGCCGATCACCCGCGACGCGCATACCGCCATCATGGACGCCGCGAGTTCGGGCATGATGATTGCGGCAAACGACAACGGCGACCCGATTGCCGTTCCGCCGCCGCCCCCACCTGCGGATCAACTCGCCCGCCAGCTGCGCACCAAGCGCGACAAGCTGCTCGCCGCGTCGGACTTCACGCAAGTACCCGATAGCCCCTTCACCGCCGCCGAGCGCGAGGAATGGCGGCTCTATCGGCAGGCCCTGCGCGACCTCCCCGAAACCACCCTCGATCCGTCCGCCGTCGCTTGGCCGAACGCTCCCGCCTGAAAGGAACACAATGTCCGACCTGAAGATCAAGATCGGCGCCTACGACGCCACCACCCGCTCCGTGCCGGTCACGTTCACCAGCGGTGACATCAAGCACATGCGCTCGGTGAACGCCGTCCTGAAGGACGACGGGGCTTACGACAAAGCGGCTACGAAGGCCCGCGTCGACGAAGTGGCGCGCGGTGTGGCTCACAAGATCATCCTCGGCGTCCTGACCATGCCGGTTGTGGAGGAGGCCGCAACGTCGGTCGCCGATTCCGCTGCTGCTAAGTAAGTGATCGGCGGCACTTCACGCCGCCATAATTCCCCTTTACGGAAGGGGGTCTCGGATGTTCCCGCATCTCGAAACCAGCGAGCCTGCACTCGCACTCTCCGGGCAGCGCGCCTACCCCTTCAAGCACCCTTCCGCGTCTCAGGCGCGGAAGGGACATCGTGCAGGATCAATCACATGTCTACCCCTTTTGTTCTCGTTCGACCTGTTTCTCCCCCGGCCGGTTATATCGGGGGAAAACGGAACCTCTCCAAGCGCATCTGCGCCATTCTCGACCGCACTCCACACACCAGCTACGCCGAGCCTTTCGTGGGCATGGGCGGCATCTTCCTGCGCCGTTCGCGGCGCCCGAAGGCCGAGGCGATCAACGATATTTCCGGTGACGTAGTGGGCCTGTTCCGCTGCCTCGCCGAGCACTATCCCTATCTCGTCGACATGCTGCGCTTCCGCATTACCAGCAGGGCCGAGTTCGAGCGCCTGCTCGGACAGGATCCCGAACGGCTGACCGACCTGCAGCGCGCGGTGCGTTTTCTCTACCTCCAGCGCCTGGCCTTCGGCGGCAAGGTCTCGGGCCGCACCTTCGGCGTCAGTGCCTCGGCACCCGCCCGCTTCGACGTCAGCAAGATCGAGCCGATGCTCGCCGACATCCATGACCGCCTGCAGTCGGTTGTGATCGAGCGCCTGCCCTACAGCGACTTCATCCGCCGGTATGACCGCGAAGGCGCCCTGTTCTACCTCGATCCGCCCTATTGGGCCTGCGAGAAGGACTATGGCCCCGACGTCTTCACCCGCGAGGACTTCGCCGCGCTCGCCGACCAGCTGGCGGGCATCAAGGGCAAGTTCCTGATGTCGCTCAACGACAATGAGGGTGTGCGCCAGACCTTCGGCCGCTTCATCGTGGCGCCGATCAACACGACCTACAGCATCGGGGCAGCCTCGCGCCCGGCGCGCGAGGTGTTGATCAGCAACTACCCACCGGCCGCAAACGATTGAAACTAAAAGTTAGCTGACCGACAAAATTCCGCTTGCAGTTTTGCTGGCCAGCTAATATTTAGCTGACCAGCAAACTTTTCCGGCTCGTCGGCGTTGGGACAATGAGCGGAGGGTTTGTCGGTTCACTAGGAGAAGATCATGAACCAGTTTGGGAAATTGCTTCGGCAGGAGCGCAAGGAACGTCAGATGACGCTCGGCGATCTCGCAAAGAAGCTGGGCATGAGTGTTCCTTACCTCAGCCAGATCGAAACTGGAATTAAAGCTGTACAGGAAGATTTGGTCGAAAAAATCGTCCGAGAATTGGGGTTGATCGGCGATGACGCAAATAAAATTCATCGCGCCGCTGCGCTGACAAGAAGCATGTTTTCGATCCGATTGGCAGGTAATGCCAAAGCAGAAGACCGAGTGCTTGCGGCTTCGTTAGCCTCCGGCTTTGCTCGCTTGTCGCCGGAACGGAAAGAAGAGCTTCGCCGGATCATGGAGGATGTCACTCGTGGATAATGGTCGTATTGTGGCTCGTCGCACTCGCCGTGAAATCGAACGTATTGCTGCTGAAGCGCGCGCTGACTTGGGCCTTTCGCCCGATGGCAGAGTGTCGATGCTTCCTATCCTCGAGCAGGTTCTCTACGAAGTTATCGAAGGTTACGATTTTCGCGTCTGCGAGGACCGCGAGATGGGTAACATGGAAGGTCTTACCGACGACCTTAAGCCGATCATCTATCTCAAAAACAGTACGTACCTTGCGCTCGAACGCGGCGAAAATCGGCCCCGCATGACCGCTGCGCACGAGTTTGGGCATTTGTTGATGCACTGTCAGATGCCCACTTATCGTGCATTCTCGACCGAGTACGACCCGCTCTACGACCCGGAGCGCCAAGCCAATGTTTTCGCAGCAGCCTTTTTGATGCCGGAGGATGCGTTTCGACGCTGCACAACGGTCAAGGAAGCGATGAAGGCATTTGGCGTAAGCGCCGACGCAGTTCTGGTCCGCGCACGCAACCTCGAACACAAGCTTACGCAGGAACGCGCAATTCTGACTGTTAAGCCGGTCCGGAAATTGAACAAGAAAAAGGGGACTAGCAAGCGCAAGTCCCCCTAGGAAAAGCCTGGATCAGAAGCGGCCCCTGAAAAGGGTGAGCTATCCTAAACCGACTCAATGCAAGCGCCGAAATAGGCGCAAACGGTTACGGAAGCAAGAACGAGCGGCCGCAAAAAAGTAGGAGACCCATTGTGGCCACCACTCCTCCCCCTGGGAAGAAGTGGGTGTTCGTGAAGTGGACGACTACCAAGAGCGGAAAGCGCATCCATGCCAGCTGGTATGGCAAGAAGGCTTTCCCGATCTTGGTGGACGACATCTGACGTACACCTAGTTCGATCCTGACTTTCAAACTGGCTCTGAGCGCAAGCTCAGAGCCAGTGGCTTATTGTCGCTGCAGTACTTGGGCATTTGGACAGCCGCCCAGCCAAATGCAGCCCCGCGAAAGCTGATGCTTCTCGCGCCATGGTCGCACGATGGCACAATCCAACGACCATGAGCAGCTGACCGGCGAGGTCATTCAGGTGGGCACTGTTGCGTCCATCGACCACGCCGCGCGGACCTGCACCGTCCAGCTGGGCGATCTCGAAACCAGCGATTTGCCATGGGTCGCCCTGCTCGCCGGGCGCGTGAAACTCTGGTGCCCGCCCTGCGCAGGCGAACAGTGCGCCGTCCTGTGCCCCGAGGGCGATCTCGACAACGGCCTTGTCCTGCCTGGCATCTACTCGGACGCCAATTCGCCAAGCACGTCGGACCCCGACGTCTTCGAACTCGAATTCCCTGATAGCGCCGTCATTTCCTACAACCACGCGACGCACGCGCTCACCGTCACCCTGCCCGCAGGCGGCACCGCCGCGCTGACCGCGCCCGGCGGCGTCACGATCGAGGGCGACGTCGCGATCAAGGGCAATGTCTCGATCGAGGGCAAGGCCGAAGCGTCCGAGGACGTCATCGGCGGCGGAATCAGCCTCAAGAGCCACAAGCACACCGGCGTTGCCGCTGGCTCCGCCCAGAGTGGAACCGCCGTCTGATGGCCGCCATGGACGAGACCACCGGCGAACTGATCGAGGGCGACGACGATATCCGCCAGTCGGCAGGAATCATCCTGCGCACCCGCATCGGCTCGTGCGTCGGCCGCCGCGAGTTCGGCTCGCTGGTGCCGGACCTGATCGACCAGCCCATGACCCGCGCGAACATCCTGCGGATCTACGCGGCCACCGTTATCGCCCTCACCCGCTGGGAAGACCGCATCCGCCTAGATCAGGTCGGCCTCATGGCCGGTGCCACGCGCGGCTCTGCCGTCGTCGTTCTCGACACCCGGCACACCGGCACCGCGTCGAACGCCCGCTCCCGCCTTCTCGTGCCCGTCTCTCTCTAACCAAGGATCCTGTTCATGGCCTTCAAGCACGGCATTACCCTCACCGAGATCAGCGACGGCGCCCGAACGCTCACCGCAGTCTCCACTTCCATCATCGGCCTGGTCGCCACCGGCGCCGACGCCGATGCCACCACGTTCCCGCTCGACACCCCCGCGCTCGTCACCGACATCGAGACGGCGATCGGCAAGGCGGGCACGGACGGCACGCTGGCCAAGTCCCTGCGCGCTATCGCCGACCAGACCCGTGCGGTTGTTGTTGTCGTGCGCGTCGAGGAAGGCGTGGACGCGGCCGAAACCGCCAGCAATGTCATCGGCACCACGACGCCCGAGGGCAAGAAGACGGGCATGCAGGCCCTGCTCGATGCGAAGTCGCATGTGGGCGTGAAGCCCAAGATCCTGGGCACCCCCGGCCTCGAAACGCAGGCGGTGACCAGCGCCCTCGTCGTTATCGCCAAGAAGCTGCGCGGCTTTGCCTACGCCCGCGTCGTCGCCGATACCGTGGCCGAAGCGTCGCTCTACCGCGCCAACTTCTCCGCGCGCGAACTGATGCTGCTGATGCCGGACTTCCTGCTGTTCGACACCGCAACCAGCACCAACGTCACCGGCTACGCCGCCGCCTATGCCATGGGCCTGCGGGCGCTGATCGACACCCAGACCGGCCCACACAAGACGCTCTCGAACATCGCCGTCAGCGGCGTCGTCGGCGTCAGCCAGCCCATCCGCTGGGATATCGAGGATGACACCAGCGAGGCCAACCTCCTCAACGCTTCCGAGGTCACTGCGCTGGTCCGCACCGATGACGGCTTCCGGTTCTGGGGCAACCGCACCTGCTCGGACGATCCGCTGTTCGCGTTCGAAAGCACGGTGCGCGTCGCCCAGCTGCTCGCCGACACGGTGGTCGCGGGCATGCTCTGGGCCATCGACAAGCCGCTGAACCCGGCGCTCGCCAAGGATATCGTCGAGACCGTCAACGGCTTCGGCCGCCAGCTGAAGACGCAGGGCATCGTGCTCGGCTTCAACGCCAAGTACGACGAGGCGAACAACAGCACCGCCAGCCTCAAGGCGGGCAAGCTGCGCATCGACTATGACTACACGGTGCCGCCGCCGCTCGAAGACCTCGGCTTCAACCAGCGCATCACCGACAGCTACTTCGCGGACTTCGCGAACCAGCTGGCCGAAGCGGCCTGATCCGGCCGCCCTTCCCCAAATCGATCATAGGAGCCAGCCATGGGATTCCCCCGCGTCCTCAAGGATCAGATGCTGTTCAACGAAGGCAATGACTACCAGGGCGATGCCAAGACGGTCGGCCTGCCCAACCTCACCCGCAAGATGGAGGAGTATCGCGGCGCCGGTATGAGCGGCGCCGTTTCTCTCGATATGGGCCAGGAGGCCATGGAGGCTTCCATGACCTTCGCCGGGCCGATGCGCGACATCATCCGCCAGTACGGCACGCCCACGGTGGACGGCGTCTACATGCGCTTCGCCGGGAACTACCAGCGCGACGACACCGCTGAAATCGACACCGTCGAAGTGATCCTGCGCGGCCGGTTCTCGGAGATTGAGTTCGGCGATCAGGAAACCGGCGAGGTCGGCGACTTCAAGGCCACCATGGCCGTCGCTTACTACAAGCTGGTCTGGAATGGCCGCACCGAGATCGAGATCGACCCGATCAACATGGTCGAAGTCGTCAACGGCATCGACCTGCTCGCCGCGCGCCGCAACGCCCTCGGCATGTTCTGATCCCTTGGCCCGGCCACACGCCGGGCCGCCTCCCCTTCCCCGCCGAACTATTCTGACATCGGAGATCCACAATGACCCGTACCAAGGCAAATCTGGCCGCATCGACCGCGATCGCCACCGCCGCTACCCCGGAAGTTCGCACCGTCACGCTCGACGCACCGTTCACGCGCGGCGAAACCAAGATTGAGACCGTGCTTGTCCGCAAGCCCAAGTCCGGCTCGCTGCGCGGCCTCTCGCTGTCGGGCCTCCTCAACCTCGAATACGGCGCGCTGGAAACGCTGCTGCCGCGCATCACCGATCCAATGCTGTCGAAGCAGGATATCGCCAACCTCGATCCCGCCGACCTCACCCAGCTGGGCAGCGAGGTCATGGATTTTTTGCTGCCGAAGGGCGCGAAGCAGGATCTCTCCCAGCGGACGTAACCGACGCCATGGCTGACATCGCCAGCGTCTTCAGCTGGCCGCCGTCCGAGATGGACGGGTGGCCGATTGCCGAACTGATGATCTGGCGCGCGAAAGCCGAAAAGCGCGCCGGGTCTGCCGGCACCTCACCGAAGCACGGGAAACGATAAGTGTCTGACAGGAATCTGCGCATCCGGGTGCTCATGGAAGGCGCCGACCGGCTCACCCGGCCGATGCGGGACGCTGCCTCCGGTTCGTCCCGGCTTGCGCAGACCCTGAAGGCCACCCGCGACCAGCTGAAAGGCCTGCAGCGCGCGCAGGCCGACGTCGGCGAGTTCCGCCAGCTGAAACAGGGCATGCGCGAAAGCGAACGGGCCATGCAGCAGGCCCGCGCCCGTGCCACCGAACTCGGCCGCGCCATGGCGGCAACGACCAATCCCACCCGCGCCATGCGCAGCGAGTTCGACCGCGCGCGCCGCGAAGCCGAGCGCCTGACCGCGCAGCATCGCCAGCACGAATCCCGTCTCAGCGAGGTCCGCAGCCGTCTCGCGGCTGCCGGAGTCTCGATCCGCAATCTTGCTTCGGAAGAGCGCCGCCTGCGCAGTGAGATCGAGCGGTCGAACGATAGCCTGCGCAATCAGGACCGCCGCCTTCAGGAGGTATCGGACCGCGAACGCCGTTTCTCCGCTGCCCGCTCGCGCTTTGCGCAGGTGCAGGGTTCGGCGGCCGGTCTCGCTGCTGGCGGCGCCGCCGCGATCGGCACCGGCATGGTCATTGCGCGGCCGCTGGAAGGCGCCGCGCAGGACGCCATGGAATTCGAGTCGGTGATGACCGACATCAACCAGAAGGTGAACCAGAGCCGCGAGGCCGGACGGCTAATGGGTCTCGACCTGCGCCGGGCAGCGCTGGCGGTCAACCAGCTGCCCTCCGATCTGCAGAAGGGCGTGGACACGCTCACCGGCTTTGGCCTCGGCGCGCAGCAGGCCGTGGACATGATGACGCCGATCGGCCGCGCGGCCACCGCGTACAAGGCGGAAATCGACGACCTCGGCCGCGCGACCTTCGCCTCCTACGACAACCTCAAGGTGCCGATCGCGCAGACCGGCAAGGCGCTCGACGTGATGGCCCAGGCGGGCAAGAGCGGCGCCTTCGAGGTCAAGGACATGGCGCAGTACTTCCCCGAACTGACCGCCAGCATGCAGAGCCTCGGCTCCAAGGGTATCCCGGCCGTCGCGGACCTCGCCGCCGCGCTCCAGATCACGCGTAAGGGCGCGGGCGATTCCGCCGGTGCCGCGACCAACCTTCAGAACCTGCTCTCCAAGATCAACGCCGGGGACACGATCAAGAACTTCAAGAAGTTCGGCATCGACATCCCCGCCGCGATGAAGAAGGCCGCCAAGGAAGGGCGCAGCCCGATCGAGGAGATCGTGCGGCTGACCCAGAAGGCTACCGGCGGCGACCAGGCCAAGCTATCCAGCCTGTTCGGCGACATGCAAGTGCAGCAGGCCCTGCGTCCGCTCATGTCGGCGTTTCAGGAGTACCAGAGCATCCGCGCCGAGGCGCTCGGCGCGGACGGCACGGTGAACACCGACTTCGCCGACCGCATGCTCGACAGCGCGGAGAAGGTGAAGCGGCTGCGAATTCAGGCGAAGGATCTCTCAACCACCGTGGGCGATCAGCTGCTGCCCATGATCGCCTCGGCATCGGACTACATGTCGTCATGGGCGGGCCGCATCGCCGACTTCGCGAAACGGCACCCTCAGCTGACCCGCGCCCTTGCCTTCGCCACTGCGCTGTTCGCCGGGCTGTTCCTGATCATGGGCGGCGGCGCCATCATCCTCGCCGGGCTTGTCGCCCCGTTCGCTGTCCTGTCGGCCGCCGCCACGGCGCTTGGCATCGGCATGCTGCCGCTGATCGGCATCGTCGCCGGTATCGTGCTGGGCATCGGCCTGCTCGCGGCGGCGGGATACCTGATCTACGAGAACTGGGGCGCGATCACGACGTGGTTCAGCGGTATCTGGACCGAGATCCAAGGCTATTTCAACGGCGGCATCGCGGGGATTTCCGCCATGCTGGTCAATTTCTCACCGATGGGCCTGCTCTATGCTGGCTTCGCGGCGCTGATGAACTGGCTGGGTATTTCCATGCCGTCGCGGCTGTCGCAGGCGGGCAGCGACCTGATGCAAGGTCTCATCAACGGCATCACCGGCCGACTTTCCGCGCTAAAATCGACTATCGTCGGCGCCGCCAACTCTGCGGTCAGCTGGTTCAAGCAGGTGCTTGGCATCCACTCTCCGTCGCGCGTCTTCGCCAGTCTCGGCGGCTTCGTCATGGCTGGCCTAGACGAAGGGCTGGCCAATAGCACGGCAGGCCCACTGCAACGCGTCGGGGATCTTGGAAGCCGAATGGCAAGCGCCTTCTCGGCCGATGGGCTGGTACCGCGCCTCAACGCCATGCCCGGACAGATGGCGGGCGCGCTTGCTGCGGGCGCCGCCGGAACCGCCTTAGCCGCGACCCCGACAGCGGCGCAGACCGGCGCAGCTGGCACAGCGCCGACGCCCGTCTCCATCACCTACAGTATCAAGATCGAAGTCACCGGCGGCGCGCAGGGCGGGGACATTGCCGACGAGGTCCGCAAGGCGATCGAGCAGATCGAGCGCGACCGGCGCGGACGCGGCTTCGGCGACGACTGAGGAATCACACCATGCATCTGCTCGCCCTTGGCATGTTTCTGTTCGAGATCGGTACGCTCGGCCCCGACGAATTGCAGCGCAAGACCGACTGGCGCCACGCCCGCTCGGGCCGCGTCGGCGCGCGCGACGCCACGCAGTTCGTCGGCCCCGGCGATGAAACGATCAGCCTTTCCGGGGCGGTCTACACCGAGATCGCGGACGGCCGTGTGTCGCTCGACGAACTGCGCGAAATGGCGGACGCAGGCGAAGCGCTGCCGCTCATTAGCGGCAACGGCACCGTGTTCGGCAACTACGTCATCACCGCGATCGACGAGCGCCATGCGGTACTGATGGCGGACGGCACCCCCCGCCGAATTGACTTCGGCATCGACCTTCTCCGCGTAGATGATCCCGCGCCAACCAATTCCACGGAAGCCGCGGCATGAGCAAAGCCATCAACAACATGGCCGACTGGCGCGTGACGCTGGACGGCAAGGACCTCTCCAACCGGATCAATCCGCGCCTGGTCTCGCTCACCCTGTCGGAGAAGCGCGGCGACGAGGCCGACCAGCTGGACATCGTGCTCAGCGACACGGACGGCATGCTCGCCATCCCCAAGGAAGGCGCCGTGCTCAAGCTGCAGCTGGGTTGGAAGCAGGGCCGCGACGTGACAGTGGGCCTGATCGACAAGGGCAGTTTCAAGGTGGACGACGTCCGGCACAGCGGCCCGCCCGATCAGATCACGATCCGGGCGCGCGCGGCCGACTTCACCAGCGCCATTCGCAACCGCCGGTCGCAGTCGTGGAAGAAGACGACGCTCGGCGCTGTACTGCGCGATGTCGCTGGACGGAATGGCTTGGCCGCGCGCATCACCGCCTCGCTCGCCTCGATCGCGCTACCGTCGATCAGCCAGAGCCGCGAGAGCGATATCGCCTTCCTTCGCCGCCTCGGCCGCGAGCACGATGCGGTCGCGACCATTAAAGACAAGAACCTGATCTTCGCGCCGAAGGGCGCCGGGCAGACCAGCACCGGCAAGGCCCTGCCCACCCTCTCGATCACCAAGGCCAGTGGCGATGGCCACAACTGGCAGCGCCAGAAGCGCGACGGTCAGGCGGGCGTTACCGCCTCTTGGCACGACAAGAAGGCCGCGAAGCGCAAGACCTTCACCGTGGGCAAGGAAGATGGCGCGAAGAAAATTCGGAAGGTCTACCCGGACGAGGCGTCGGCCAAGCGCGCCGCCGTCGCCGAGCGCGACCGCCTGAAGCGCGCACCAGCCACTTTCGATATTCGCCTCGCGCTGGGGCGGCCCGACGCGTTCCCCGAAGCCCGCGTCAGCGCATCAGGCTTCAAGGAGGAAATCGATGCTACGACGTGGCTGATTTCAGAAGTGACCCACCGCCTGGATAATCGGGGTGGGTTCACGAGCGATCTCAGGATGGAAACTGCGCCCTAGTCGGCGTCGAGATCCTCAGATTTTGCGCCTAGGGCCATTATTTCTCCGACTAGACCGGTCGCGCAGACAATTGTACCAGTTTGCACTAGGCTTGCCGCCTCTTTCAGTTCTGCAAGCGCGCTGATTTTGCCGTCGCTATCCAGCGCGGCCTTCATCTTTTTTGCGGCAGACCATTTTTGCACATAGGCGTTCTCGCATACTTCACGGGTCTTAGTGAGTTTGTCGAACGAGGCTTTTCCAACACTCACAGGAACCTTAACTTCCCTGATGCCAGAAGGCGTCTTCAAGCAAGCTGTCTCCATTTCATTCGCTGCACTGAACAGGTTGACCAGATCTCCGGCCTTGCTTGCCTCAGCTACGCCCGCCCCCGCACGATCGCAGGGGCCAATCACCTGCATGATCCCGCGATAGAAGGCGATCGCATCGGCCTTTGCTGATGCCGTAGGCCTATCGGGTACTTCTGGAGCAGGCTCTCCCTTCCCCGCGATGTACGTGCATGTGCCAAGTGCGAGGACGAGGAGCAGGCACCCAATCCCTCCATACTTGGCGCCCTTCTTCGCATCTGCTTTCGCGAGCGAGATTTCTTCAGGCGTAAACTCCGTTCCGCAATGCTTGCAGAGAGACGCGTCCACTTTGATCGTCTCTTTACACTTAGGACAGATCCGTTGCCCTAGTTTCGTACCCTTTGCCAATGTAATCCCCCTGCTCATAAATACTTGCGCTCGCCGTATCTAATGCCCGAAACAGCAGCGCTTAACCGGATTGTCGGTTAGAACTTCGATCTTCAGTCGTCCGGCCAGATTTCATCCGGATAGAACGGCTGATCTTCATCTATAGGCGCGTCAGTCTGCTCGACAGCCTCTGCGAGCATTGCGCTTGTGAGATGCGGCTCTCGACCCTCGAACCCAATGCGGATCCACGCGCCGAAGTTCGCGCGACGTTGGAACACTGCACGGATCATTTCACCACCTAACTGCGGTGAAAATTGGCGCGCCCTCTCTGCGCTGATGTACCCGATCTGGACCTCGCGACACGAAAAAACCGCGACCGCATTACGATCGTGTACGTTCGTGGGTTCGGGAACCAACGTCACCGGCTCGCCAGGATGGCACAACAGAATTTCGAATTGGCGGTTAGAGCCATCAGCGTTCGGATGAGCGGCCCCTACAACCGCGAGCGACATCTCAGGAATCGAAGTCATGGTCGGCGGTCAGGTGCGGCGGAATACGCCAGCTACGCGGCCGATCACGGACACTTCGCCATCTGCAGCGACCTCCGGTGGAACCTGCGGATTATCGGCCATCAGCTTGTACTTCCCATCCGGCAACACCCGGACGCGCTTGATCGTGCCAAGCCCGCCATAGTTCAGCGCCCAGATCCCTTCCTGCCGGTCGATGATCTGCTGAGACCGGTCAATCATAACGATGTCCCGGTCGTTGATGGTCGGGTACATGCTGTCCCCTTGGGGCTTCACGATCGATAGATGGGCCACGGCCGAATGGGTGAAGTTCCGTACCCAGTCTTCGGGAATCCACCGATCCACCCGCTCCATCACATTCTCATCGAGAAACCCCAGGCCCATGCCAATCGAGAGGTCAATCTCTTCGACCTTAACGAGCCCCATCTGCGCCGCGATCTCAGCTGGCGTCGGCGGTATAAACGCGTCTTCGCGGGGATCATCGATCTCGCCTGTCAAATAGGCAGGGGAGGTTTGCAGTACGCGAGCAATCTTGTGCAGATGTGAAGAATTTGCGGACTGCCCGGTAACGACCTTGCCGATCGTCTGCTGTGTCACACCAACCTCACGCGCTAAGGCAGACTGAGACATACCCAGTTCACGCATTCGTTCGGCAACACGGTCGCTTTTGATCATCCTGCGTACCTACAACTTTGGTTATCGGCGAAAAGGTAATTTGATGCGTTGACATGCCCACAACTCGGGTTGTAGGTAACCCGCATGAAGCAGGATCTGACACCATTCGAAGCATTGGAGTTGGCAGTTGCCATTGCAGGCGGCCAGTCGGCAACCGCGCGCCTTTGCAAGGTATCTCAGGCTGCTGTGTGGAAATGGCTTCAGAGCGGCAAGCGTCTGCCCGCCGAGCAAGTGCTTGCGGTTTCATCGGCAACCGGCGTTTCGCCTCACTTACTTAGACCTGACATCTATCCGCTTTCGCTTGTCATTGAAGAACCAGACTACACTGAAGAGTGTGGGCCGGTTCTACCGACGCGAGTGGATCCTGTCGTTTGCGATCACCCGACGAAAACGCAACGGAAGGGCATCGCATGACGAAGCTGCGCGCCCCTCTGTCGTTCTCCCTCGCCATCACCACTGTCTGCGGCAAGATCGGTTGGGAAGCCGCTGCCAAGGTGACCGGGCGCTCTATTCGGACGGTTCGCCATTGGAGCGAAAGCGATCGGCACGGAACGCCGACGCTCGACCAAGCTATGGCCCTCGATCGCGCTTTCATCGAAGCGGGCGGCGATCATGGACCGATCCTTTCCTGCTACGCGCTGCAGCTGGACGTCGCGATGGTTGATGCCGTCGCCTGCCGCACCGCGCTGGCAGATGACGTCGCCCTATTTTCCCGCGAAGCTGGCGATGCCGTCGGCCGCTGCATTCAGGCCCTCGCGCCGGGCGCTTCGCCCGCGATGATACAGGCCGCCATTCTCGAAACCGAAGAAGCTGACGCGATCGTTCCGCGCCTTCTCGGTCGGTTGAAAGCACTTCTGCCCGGCAATGGCGCCGGGGCCGAAGCTAGGGGGCAAATCTAGCATGTCACGTCACGCGAAACTTCCACACGTAACCTGCCCGGCTTGCGGCGGTCGCGCTTTTGCACGGTCTTCCGGCAAGTCGAGCGCGACCTTCCGGGAGGTCTATTACGACTGCCGGAATCCGGATGCCTGCGGGCTCCGGTTCGTCGTCGAGATGCAGGCCGTCCGCACGGTTCGGCCCAGCAGCTACCCGAACCCCCTGCACACCCTGCCGATGACGCAGTGGCGCCCGGCCGCGAACGATCGCGCCGACAATGACAACGGCTCAGAGCCGGAAACCACCGCCGCCGGCACCTGACCTAAAGGCCGCGCTGGCCTGACCTGACACTTCCGAATGCCTTCAGCCCGGCTCGCTTCCGGGAACGCCCCCGCTTTGCCTTTTTCCTGCACTCCACCGGAGCCATCCCATGCTGCACATCCCGTCCAGCCAGTTCCGCACCGTTCACGCTCCACAGCCCGCCCGACCGGACGTGAGGCGCTCCACTCTCGCCACCTGTCGCGATTTCTGGCGCACCGCGCCGCGCGGGGTTCGGAACGACGTTCTGATCCTCACCGCCGTCACGCCGGTCCTGCTCGCCGCCTTCGCCCTCCTCTGGATCATGGTGCCAGCATGAGCGCGCGCGCCCCGTTCTTCATCGGTCAGTCGGTGATCATCTCGTCGCAGCGGTGGACCCCGAATGGCTGGGTGCCCGCCACCGAGTTCGGTCTCGTCCTCACCCCCAACGTCAGGCGTCACCAGCGCCGGGGCTTCGTCGAAGTCTGGCGCGGCAGCGGCAGGCTTCCCGAAGTCGAAGTTTACCCGCGCGACGCCGTGTCGCCCGCCTGATCCCTGCTGAAAGTCCAGAATTCCCCATGCAAATGCGAGACGATATTCGCCGCGAGCTAATGCCGCTCCTGAAAACCGACTTCCAGTGGAAGAAGGATCAGGGCGAATGGCTTCAGGGCGGCAAGTGCCCCGAGTGCGACGGGCGCGAGGTCTACACCCGCTCCGAAAGCCCATGGGTGCTCAAATGCGGCCGGGCCAACCGCTGCGGTTGGGAATCCTCCATCCGCGACCTCTATCCCGAGATCTTCGATACGTGGTCCAAGCGTTTCAAGAAGACGGCGCAGAACCCGAACGCAGCGGCCGATGCCTATCTGACTGATGCCCGCGGCCTCAACCTCATGGGCATGCGTGACGCCTACTCGCAGGAGTACTTCCGCGACGAGGCCCGCAATGTCGGTTCCGCCACCGTGCGCTTCCCGCTGCCGGGCGGCAGCTGGTGGGAGCGCCTGATCGACCAGCCCGGCCGGTTCGACCGCAAGGCGCACTTCGCGCCGCGCAGGCCGTACAAGGGGCAGGCATGGTCGCGGCCGGACGTCACCATGGAAGACTTCGCCAACGCGCCCAGCATCTGGTTCGCGGAAGGCATCTTCAACGCCTGGGCGCTTGAGCAGGCTGGCCAGCGCGCCGCCTCCACCATGTCGAGCAACAACTACCCCAGCGAGTTCCTGAAGCAGCTGCGGACGCACATCGCATCCTCGGATCGGCCGCACCGCAGCCCGCGCATCGTGTTCGCCTTCGACGTCGGCCCCGCAGGGACCAAGGGCAACCGCGATTACGTCAAGCAGGCGCGAAAGGATCGCTGGGACGCATCCGCCGCGCTGCCGATGGGCGAGGACGAGACCGGCAAGGAACTCGACTGGAACGACCTGCTCCAGCTGGAGCGGCTGACCGAGAAGCACCGCGCCGAATACCTCTGGCACGGGCAGGTGCTGCTCGCCGAGACCGCACAGGAAAAGGCTTACCTGATCTGGGAGAAGCACCGCTGGAACAGCTTCCACTTCAACTTCGGCAACCGGACGTACTGGTGCGGCATCGACATCTCGATCGTGCAGGAGAAGATCGACGAGTATCGGCGCGGACGTACCCGTGAACTGAAGGAAATCGACAGCGAGGAAGAAGCCAAGATCCGCATGGAGGCTTCCCGGGAAGCGCTGGCCGTCGAGGAAATCGCCAACTGCGCCTTCCGCGTCCTGTATCGCCAGCGTGACGAGGCGACGGACGAGACCAAGTTCTTCCTGAACATCCGCTACCCCAGCGGCAAGCGCCCGGCCGTGAAAGGTGACTTCACCGCCGCCCAGCTGCGTAAGGCCTCGAACTTCGAAGATCGCCTCTTCGCCTTCGGCGGTGTCTGGACCGGCAACGCCCAGCAGCTGACCCGCATGCTCCAGCACCAGACGCCGGACCTGCCGGACGTGCGCCCGCTTGGCTTCACCGGCTACTGCCGGGACGCGAAGGCCTATGTCTTCGGCCAACTGGCCGTCGCGAACGGCCGCGTGTTCAAGCCGAACGACGACGATTTCTTCCAGATCGGCAAGCAGGCCCTGAAGCTGGGCACGTCCGAGCGCCTGCTCGACATCGACTATGACGCGGACAATCTCGACACCAGCTGGCTGGCCGACCTCTGGACGGCCTACGGCGCCAAGGGCCTCGTCTGCCTGACGTTCTTCTTCGGCTCGCTCTTCGCCGAGCAGGTCCGCGCCGAGATGAAGAGTTTCCCATTCCTCGAAATGCATGGCTTGCCCGGCACCGGCAAGACCACGCTGGTCGAGTTCCTCTGGAAGCTGCTCGGCCGCGAGAACTACGAGGGCTTCGACCCGGCCAAGGCTACGCCCGCCGCCATGGCGCGCAACCTCGGCAAGGTTGGCAACCTGCCCGTCGTTCTGATCGAGGGCGACCGGCGCGAGGAAGCCAGCCACGCCCGCAAGTTCGAGTGGGAGGAACTCAAGACGGCTTACAACGGGCGCACCGTGCGCTCACGCGGCGTGAAGAACGGCGGCATGGAGACGTTCGAACCGCCGTTCCGGGGCGCGATCGTCATCGAGCAGAACGAGCCGGTCAACGCGAGCCGGGCCGTGCTCGAGCGTATCATGTCGCTGGGCTTCGACATGGCGGGCTGGTCGGCGGACACGAAGACCTCGGCAGAGCGGCTTGAGCAATGGCCGATCGAGAGGGTCTCGGGCTTCATAGTCCATGCCGCCAAACGCGAAAACGAGGTCATGGCCCGCTTCCGGCAGGCCTTCGCGCAATACGAAAGCGAACTGCTCGCTATGCCGGGCATCCGCACCAACCGGTTGGCGAAGACGCATGGCCAGCTGCTCGCCTTCCTCGACGCCATGCGCGCGCTCCTGCCGCTGACCGACGAGCAACAGGCGGCCACCGCCAAGTTCATCGTCGAGATGGCGACCGAACGGCAGCTTGCGGTCAACAGCGAAGACCCGATCGTCAGCCTGTTCTGGGAGCGGTTCGATTACCTTGAAGAGAACGAGGATCCTGCGGCCCTCTCCGGCCACATCAACCATCACCGCCGCCATGCCGAAGGCATGATCGCGGTCCGCCTCAACGAAATGGAGGCTCGCTGCGCCGAGAAGCGCCTGGCGCTGCCTACCCATGCCGAACTGATCCGCGCGCTGAAGACCTCGAAGTCGCGTCGCTTCATCGAACAGACCGCCGTCAATTCTCGGAACGACGGCGTTCCGCCGGTCCGCTGCTGGGTCTTCCACGACCGCTCGCGCGCGACCTCCACCAATTCCTGAAATCGAAAGGACGAACATGCGTAGCGTTCCCTCCCTTCTGTCCATGATCGACGAACCCAAGGCCCCGGCGCCGACGGTCCTGCCCTGGGACTACATCCGGATGCGCCGCGAGGCCGCTGGCCTCTCAATCGAGCAGGCCGCGCGACCATACTGGCACCGCCCCGAGCACCGCGAAGACGTGGAGCGCAATTTTAGAACCCTCGAACAGCCCGGTTATCGTGCCGCGCGCAATCGGTTCGGCGGCGATAAGTCCCGCTCATACCGTGTCAGCGAGGCGATCTATCGCCAGCTATGCGACGGGCCGCCGGAGCAACACCCCCGCCTCTGCCTGGCATGCGGATGGGACGAATGGTCCGCGCAGCTCGATATCGAAGGGTTCGACTGCACATGGTCCGACGCGGATCCGCAGATCTGCACCCTCTGCGAACAACTGCGCCGCCCCCTGTTCAAGCCCCGCCTGCCGAAATTCCACCCGACCCACACGACCCACGGCGGGCACCAGATCGCCGCCTGAGTACCAAGGAGCATCCAATGTCCAGCAGCACAGCCGCAGACAGCCTGCGCAACCACATCGAAGCCATCGAGAAAATGGAAGAAGAAATCCGCGATATGCGCAGCGACGTCAGCGAGCGATACAAGTGGGCGAAAGCCGAGGGCTACGACGTCAAGTGCATGAAGCAGATCGTCGCGATCCGCCGCATGCGCCCGGACGATCGCCACGAGATGGAAAACATCGTCGATACCTACAAAGCCGCGCTGGGGATCGACTGAACATGGCTCCTAGCAGCTCGAACAACTTTCACCCGATAGGCTGTTCATGCCGGGCCTGCTCGCCCGTCGCGGAACGCCACCGCCGCGCCAGACTCGCGATCAAAGGCGCGTCGCGCGCCTTGTTTCTGATCGCCGCGCTGATCGCGATACCGTTCATCATTGTTCACGCGCTCTCCAGCGCAAAGGATGTCGCCAACAAGTGAACTTTTCTGAGGCCTTTGATGCGATTGCCATCGCCATTGCGCACTCTCTAGCGCGGCAGCACCATGCCGAATCGATGGCTAATTGCACCAAGGAAGTTTCGAATGCGCACGGCGATCTACGCCCGTTTCAGCAGCCAACTGCAAAAGGACTCCTCGATCGAGGATCAGGTCCGCGTTTGCACCGAGCGCGCTGAGCGGGAAGGATGGACGGTTACGGCCGTCTTTTCGGACTATGCGATGTCCGGCGCCGTGCGCGATCGCCCCGGTCTGAATTCCCTCATCGAACATATCAGGGCCGGTGGCGCCGACCAGATATTGGCCGAAGCCATCGACCGCCTCTCTCGCGACCAAGAGGATCTCGCTGGCATCCATAAGCGAGTTCGCTTCTTGGGCGCACGCATATTCACGCTATCGGAAGGCCCGATCGACGAACTGCAGATTGGCTTCAAGGGCACGATGGCCAGCCTGTTCCGGAAAGATTTGGCCGATAAGATCAAACGCGGTCAGGGCGGAAGGGTCGCCGCTGGCCGTACCCCCGGCAACATTGTCTACGGCTATCGGAAAGTTCATCGCCTGGATTCTCGTGGCGAAGCCGAGCGCGGACTGCGCGAGATCGATCCCGAACAAGCGGAGATCGTGCGCCGGGTATACGCCGAATACATCGCTGGCGAATCACCCCTCGCAATTGCCCGGCGGCTTAATGCGGAAGGCATCCCCTCCCCTTCCGGCGGCACTTGGAACGTCAGCGCCATCAACGGCGACGCTGTGCGCGGCAACGGCCTGCTCTGCAACGAGATCTACATCGGCCAGCTCGTTTACAATCGCACCACGATGGTTCGCGACCCCGACACGCGTAAGCGCGTGCCCCGCGTGAACCCGGCCGAGCAATGGCAGCGCCAGGACGTTCCTCACCTCCGCATCGTCGATGATGAAAGCTGGGAGGCTGTTCGTCGGCGAAAGTCGCTGAGAGAGAACTGGGACTTCAACAAACAGCGCAGACCGAAGCGCCTGCTTTCGGGTCTCGTAAAGTGCGGCCAGTGCGGCGGTGCCATAGTCGTGATCGGCAGCGAGAAGTGGGGCTGCGCCAACACACGCCGCGCCGGGACATGCACGAACCGCCGCACGATCGACAGCACCGTGCTGGAATCTCGCGTGCTCGCAGGTCTGCGGAAAGAGCTACTCAGCCCGGAGCGGGTTAGCCTGGTCGTGAAGGCGTATCACCAGCATCGAGCGCGGCTTGACCGGGAAGCGTTCGAGGCCGCTGCGACCAACCGGAAGCGGATCGACGAACTGGAGAAGCAAATCTCAAACCTCGTCAGCGCGATCGCCGCCGGTGCCGCCGACGTCCCCGAAATCGTGGAAGCGCTTCAACGCGCCAAGGCCGAGCGCGAGCAACTGACTGAAGCGATCGGATCAGCGAACGCCGCCCAAGTGATCAGCCTGCACCCGGCCATTGCCGAAGCATACCGGAACGCTGTCGAGGACATCACCCGGCACCTGAATGGCGAAGAGGAAAGCGCCCGAACCGCCCGGTCTGCGCTGCGTACTCTGATAGATGCGGTCATCCTCACTCCGAAGGAAAACGGTCGCGGACTGCACATCGATCTGCAAGGAAGGCTCGAAAACGTCGTGAGCCTCGCTACCGGCGAGGCTCCGATGGAGCGTGAAGGTATGTTGCAGGTGGTAGCGGAGGAGGGACTCGAACCCCCGACACGCGGATTATGATTTCTTGATTGGTACTGATTTATAAGGGTTTTTCTGTAAACACAACCCCATAGAAACCGCAGATTTCCGTGACCTCTCCGGGCGTCTGTAAACTCGAAAAGCGCCCTCCCCGGCATCGTTTTTCCGCGACGGACATCGGCCGCGGCTACTTGGGGACCTCGCACCCTAAGCCTGCCATTGTTGGTTGCCGTTGGTTGAGCGGATCAATCTGGACGGCAGCAATCCGGAATTTTAACCCTCGCCTGATTACGAATGCCCAGCCAACTGCGAGGACGCGGAATGTATCAAATCATCGGCCTGCAACGCGATCAAAAGCGTGTCCTAGTCGCCACCCCGAAGAACGCCGAAATGGCCCTCAACAGTTTCCGTGCTGCGCAGAATCTGTTTCCCCGCGTTGTCGTGCTGACACCCGAGGGAGTGGAAATTAGCGGCTTCGAGCTAAGTCGGCGCTACCACGAAGAGGAAAGAGATCGCTACGACTAGCGGCCGGGAAGCCCCATTTGCGAAAGTCTCCCCTGCCTCCCGAAGAGAGTGGCTAAGCCTGTAAGGCGCAGATTTCGGGGCTTTGGGCTTATTACAGAGTCGGAACAGCCCTAGAACAAACCGGTTTTTCCGGTGCGCTTCACCGGAAACGCACCGGACAGAAGTCTGGGGTAATTCGCCTACGTCTTGCTCCCAGCGTCAACCGCCCCGAAAAAAATGCCGCAGCTTAGTTGAAGTCGACGGAAGGGCCGTTTGGACCATTGCTGATCACAACGCCTCCTCCTACGTGCGTGACTCCGGTCGCCCCGCCGCCCGAACGATCATTGAAAGTTGTTTGCCCGCCGTTGAGACGAACATTGCTTCCTGTCTTCACAGAGGTTTCCACCGAGGAATCAGCACGGCCGAAAAAGGCATTATTGAGGGTCTGCTTCGCCCCCCGCCCGGTTGTGAATTGCGCTTCCGCGCCAGTGTGTCGGAGGCCGCTAAAATCAGCCAAGCCGCCGTCTTCCGCTTGTGAGTGAAGCGGTCGCCCCTCGATCGTCACATCACGCGCAACCGTTTCGCCCCCGACCGTCAAGATGCGTACGATCTGTGAATCATGCTCCAAACGCGTCGTGAGCTCTGACAACGCTGAAACGTCTGCGATCTTGGTTTGAGCCGCCTCCAAGATCTCAACACGTTCCCGCAGCGAATTTGCGGAGACAACATCTGGCACCAAAGCTTGAACCTGGACGGCGACCCCCTTCATCAGCCCGAGGAGATCAGGCTCTAACACTCCGTTCTTGAAGCGATCAAGAATGACAGCACACAACGGGCCAATGGCTGGAATGCTAGAAATGTAGGCAGCAGCAAGCGAGGTTGCTATTGACGGTGCTGCCGATTGGCTGTCCGCCTTTGTGAGTTCCTCTACCAGGACATCGATTTCATTTGCATCTACCATTGGCACCTCCTCGGATTTGTTCCTCGAAGTTGGGAGTTTGCTGAAAAAAAAGGAAGCTCCACCTTTATCGATGATCCTGAACTTTTAGAATTCTCCCAATATGGAACAGTTTTAAACGCACCCGTATATTTCTCCTGCGACTCCGAGCCGGGCTTCGCAAACTGAGGATTTCCGCCCTTCTCGGGCGTCTAACCTACCCCGAACCGCCTACGCATTCCTGCCGCGTCCCGTGGGCAATGTCTAACCTTCTACCAAGCGCATCCATATCGGTAGCAACCCAAATTGCTGCCCTCATTTCGACCGGCAAACATGGGCGATGGCCGGACGAATCGAGCACTTCCTCATAGCAGCGTTGATGGCGCTGGGCTTTGTGGCGCAGGCAGTGAGCTGGCTTTCTTGAACCAGGGCTCGTCTGTGCGATCGACAAGCAGCGGGCCGGTCCAGATCTGACACAAAGCGAAAGCCTCGTCCGGACTGCCGGCGACCCACTGCTCCCAATCGTTCGCCGCCAGGATAGTTGGCATTCTGTCGTGAACGTCGGCCATCTGTTCGCAGCCATCGACCATGACCATGGAATAGGCGTTGCCCCACTCGTCAGTGGGGCGCCAGATCCCGGCGACGGCGAATAGCTCCTGATCAGGGAGGGAGTACCAGGTGCGCGTCATGCGCCCGGCGGCGCCTTCTGCCTCCGCCCAAGCCGTGACCGGGATCAGGCAGCGACGATCACGGAAGCTATCCCGCCACATCGGATTGCCGCGCAGCTTATCGTCTCGCGCATTGTTCGTGGCGGTGGGCTTCAGAGGCTTGCCGGTCTTCTTGCTGACGGCATGGCGGGGAAAGCCCCAGGTCATCGCGCGGACCTCGCCCTCGGCGACTACGAGGCCGGTGTATTTCGGATAGACCTCGGCCGCAAAGTTCGGAGAACCGGCTGCCTTGGCCCGGAACAGCTTCGCCACGGCATCGGCCGGCGCGGTCATTCGGTAGAGATTGCACATCCCGCGAGTGTCGCCGAGCGGCCGGGTAACTCCCAGCAAAATCTTGCGAGCGATGTGAACGCGTTATCGCGGAATCCGTCCGCTCGCATCCATCTTCGCGCCTTCGGCTGTATGAGAACAAACTTAGAACATGCTATGAGCGATGGCTCGATGAGTCGCGAAAGGAACTCCCATGGCAGATGATCAACTCACCCTTCCATTGTCCGACGATGACCTGATCCGCTTGGCGCGGCATCGGTACGACCAGGCAGACCGGGACGGCGCGACGGAAGAGGACTTTCGTCAGCTCTGTGACATCTTTCCGGCCGTGCTCCAGCGATTGCAGGACAAGGGAGAGGCCACGCGCGATATCGTTGAAATCCAGCACATCGACCTCAGGCGCCCCGAGTCGTGGCGGCATCTGATGTCCGAGCCGGCGGAATAGGCAGCGCACCGATGACAGATATCCAGAAGAGCACTCCCGACGATCTGCGACGGGAAATCACGCGCATTCTCGGTAGCAAGGGAGTGTTCGCGGGCGCGGACTATGGCGCGTTCACACCGGCCGCGCCCGACGAGCGCCTTCGAGAGACCGGCCGCACGCTGTCGCCGGCAGAGCGCGGCGCCTTCGGTCGATGGCTGGTCCGGCAGACGGATGCGAAGGGCCTGCTCGGCAACCTGGTGAAAGCTGCGAAAGCCGATCCTCGCTTCCCGCTGGACGGAGACCCCGAGGCCGTTCGAAAGCGCCTGGGCGAGTGCGGCGCCGATGGCGACATGTTCGAGGCTGTGGATGAGGCCGAGATCGATTGGCTCAGCTACTGAGCCTGGACCAGCGGCATGATCGACCATGCGCTTTAACAAGGGCGGATTTCATGAGCCCACATCGATCACGGAAGCCGCGTTGCTCAGCTATGCGATCGTGCCGGTGTGCCGCTGTGGGCATCGGTGTTCGTTCGATCCCTGGGGGCTCTGGTATCATTTCGAGCGCCGGCGGTGGGATGGCGAGTTTTCGGCGGCGAAGGTGCGCTTCTGGTGCCGGGTCTGCGCATCCAGGCAAAAGGCGCCAGGCAGAAAAGACCGGGTAAGGCCGATTCGCTTCGACTTGGAGCATCCCCCGAAGGTGGATGTTCGGCTTCCCCGGCCGCCTGAGCATGAGTGGAAACGCGTGGTGAACCGGACGCGCTGCTGACCGCGCTCTTACCTATTCAGAGACGCGGCCGCTCCCGGCTCGAGCCTCCGCGTCGTGCTCGCGGATCGCGTCGACCTTCGCTGCGCACTTGTTGAACGCCTTGATGTAGATGCCGCGGCTATCGATGATAGAGGCGACCGTCTCCTGGGGCACATCCTGCACGGTGCAACGTTCCAGCAGACCGGCCGGGATTCCCTTGTAGGCAGGCGGCGGCGCCGAGGCGATCTCACCTTTGCTGTTCGAGCAGGCGGCGCAGGTCAGGAGGGAGGCGGCGAGCCATAAGTTCGCGAACTTCCGCATTGCTTTTCTCCAGTTCCTTGATTTGGGCGGACGAGGCGACGCCCTGCTGTTCGATGAGCGCGAGCTTGTCCTGGAGCAGCAGGACGTTCTTCTGCTCCAGCGCGCGCAGGCGGTCCTGCTCCGCGTACCGGTCGGCCCAGCCTCGGTTCGCGCTGACCAGATCGCCGACGCGGGTGTCGAGCGTGGCGATCTGGTCGTTTTGCCGTTGGATATGCAGGTATGCGGCAACGGTCGCACCGATGCCGCAGATCGCCAGCACGCCGATCATGGCGAGCAGCTCGGACTTGAAAGGCGTGATCAGGTTCGAAAGCCATTTCACAGCTGTTCCTCCTCTTGAGCCTTGGCGGCCTCGACGCGCTTGTCGGTATTCGCGCGCAGCTTGATCCCAAGGCGTTCGTAGACGATGCGCTCCAGGAGCCGGATCGAGACATTCGCCCCGAGCCAACCGAAGATGCCAACGATGAACCCGCTATAAAGTGGATCGACCTCCATCGCGCGGCACAGGAGCATGACCAGAAAGCCCACGAGACCGGACGCAGCGACCTCCGTGAGCGCCCGCCACCCGTTCAGCTTGTTGCCCTTGTCGTTCTCACGCATGACGTAGCCCAGGCCGCCGGCAACGGCGGACAACAGGACATAGCCGAGTGACGTGAGCCAGTCGGATAGCGAGAAGTGTTCCATTGCGCCCCCAAACTCCTTAGCGCGCCCAGGCGCCGGTTTTGCCGTGCAGCCAGGTGAGGAACTGGCCCACGGTCTTGCCCTTCAGTATCGAAGGATTTGCTTTCGTCGCGGCCTCGCCGGCGATCGCGTCGGCGCGATCGTCCACGTCGGCAGCGATGACCTTTGCCGCGGTTCCGGCGCCGAAGAAGTGCGCCGCATAGAGCGACGCCTTGTTGATGGGGATGCCCTTGGCGCGCAGGGCCGCTGCGTTCTTCTCCGTGAAGGTTTTCGCGCGAGCAAGCTGCTCCGAGACGGGAGGCTTCAAGCCGCCGAAAGCGAGGTTCATGTTCGAGCCCCAAGAGCCGCCTTCGCCAATCCAGGTCGCGCGAATGAACTGGTAGAGGCCCGAGGCGCTGGAGGTGCTGGCCTTGATGTAGGGGCGGTCGCCGCTCTCGATCTTGGAGAGCATGGGCCAATAATCGTCGGGGATGCTGCTCGTTTCAGACATGCGCGGGGCTCCAAAAGCGTCGAGAAGATTGTCGAGGGCGTGGACGTTGCCGGGATCGTCGAAGAGGCCAGGCCGCGCGATGGCCCGGACGGCGTCGAAGGCGGCTTTACGGGGATCGGTCATGACACGAGGTCTACTCGGCCGCCGGGCCGGTCTGAGCGTCCGCGAGCGCCTGGACTCGCTCGACCTCGCGATCGAACATGTCGGTTACGCCGCGCACGACGCTGATCAGCGCTGTCGCCTGCTGGAACGGCGTGCCCATCGTGTTGTCGGAAGCGAGCTGCGGCAGCAAAGCGGCGAGATCATCGGCGAGGGTCGCCACCTTGCCGCTCGCCAACGCGGCCTTGAACGCCTTCAGGCCGGGAAGGTTGGAGACGGCAATCTGCTTGTCGAGTTCTGCCCGCTGGGCGAGCAGCTGGTCTGGCGTGAGGGCCATGGTCATTCTCCTGTGGGGTGGTATAGTCGCGGCCGAAGCAGCGGAGTGAAACGGTGTCGGAAGAAAAGAGCAGCCCGGTCGATCAGATGAAGGACTGGGCACGGCGCGCGCCGACGCCTGACGGTCCGGTTCCTGACACGGACAATCTGGGCGATTACCTGGGCGCCAAGCGAATGGTCGTGGTGTTGATGGATGATCGGGGGCAGGCCTTCGCGATCAACCATGTCGATCTGAAGGGCGCCCAGCTGACCCGCTTGGAGCAGCCTCGCAGCGCGATGAATGAGCTGATGGACCAGCTCGGCGTCCATGACGGTCCGAACTGGAGCCAGATCAGCGACTGAGACTACCTGGTGCGGCGGCCCCGCGGCTTCGAGGCGGCGGGCACCTCGGCCGGGATCAGGTTGCCGTCGTCGTCATATTCCTCGCTACCGTCGTCTTCGGACACCTCGACGGTGAACCGGTCCAGCAGGTCGGCGGCGCTGTCCTTCACGAAGAAGTCCACAGAGCCGGCCGCGCTGCGCAGCGTTGTCTTGAGCACCGTAGCGTCAGAGCGCACCAGTTCCTCACCGCGCTTTTCCTTCAGAGCGGCGGTTTCGGCCGACACCAGCTTGCCCCGGCCGTCCGTGATTCGCTCGCTCTCGATCGCGTAGGAGAAGGCGGAGCGCGGCATCGAGATCCGCTCGCCATCCGCGCCCTCGATCACTTCGCGCTCCGACGAGCTGCCGCCCGCCTTGTTGAGGATGAAGCCCATCCGCTCCCGCACGAGCGCGCTCTGCGCCTGGCCGTCGAGCACCAGCCAGACGAACGCGGCGCCGTTCGGATTGGCTTCTTTCTCCCTGTCCGAGAGCGAACGGACGATGCCGCCCGAGATGGCACTTGCGGGCACGACGAGGGCTTTGCCGCTGGCCTGGACCAGCTTCACGAGGTTGTGCATGCGTTTTCCTTTGGAGGTAGGATGGTAGGGAATTGGGGGCCGGTATGCCCAGTCAGCTAGGCAGAACCGGCCGATTACCGCAGTTATGGAAAAGCGGAGTTGTCGATCATGGTGATCGGAGCTGAGACGTTCCCGCCAACATATCGTCGGACGTTCATGTTGCCGCTGCCGGGGCCAGTCCGGGTAGCAAAAGCGGTCCAGCTGTTGACCAAAGTGGCGCCGTTGATCCGCCATGACGGCTTTTGGAACATAGTACTGGCTGTCGATTGGCCGCCCCCGATCGAAACAGAGTTGTAGCTCCACTTGATGAGGTTCGGCTGCCAGTTGATGCTTCGGCCGTTCGGGTCGAGCGGAGGGGTGACGGGAAGAAGGTTCTCCGGGTCGCTCGGGTCCATCACCAACTCAAGGTTCGTGTAAGCTGTCCATCCCGCGAGCTTCAACATTCGCAGGCCGCTATCGAAAGTCACCTTCTTGTCCGACACGCGGCGGAGTCGCACCGCCCAATTCGCGGATGTACCTTCAGGCCAATTGAGGTCTACGCGGCCGAAGATCCGGATAGGATTGGAGCCCAGAGCCAGAACTCGCCACGTATTCGGCGAAACTTCATCCAATCGGTGAATACCCATCGCCGCGCTTGCGTTCAGCTCGTAATAAAGCAGCGGCCGACCGACACAGGCAAAGGTTGCCTGCGGATTTCCTATGCCGGAACCTGGGACGAACGCGGGCGTAACCTTGCCGACATATGCATAGGCCGATTTTTCGCTGTCGACCACGCGGCGCGACCCGCTATTCAATGCTGAAAAGCCCCAAGGCATCAGCTTCCTCCGACCGTGAGTATTTCGATCTCCGCCGCAACCGACTGGGTGACGCCTGCGGGGTGGGTGGCGGTGATCGTGGGCACACCGCCAGGGAAGGATAAGGCGATTTCCTTCCCCACGATGGTAGGCGGAGTGCTGTTTGCACCGCCCGACGGATCAGCAACGTCCGAACGGACGATGGCGACCTTCTGATTGACAAGAGCCGGGTAGCTCCAGGAGCCTGTCGCATTGGCCGGGATCAACAAGGTGTCGTAATAGAACAGCGTCTCGTCGGTCCAACTATCGTATGTCACTTCGCCAGCGGGAGTGCGGCAGCGGAAAACCCACGGCATCAGTCGCGCCAGCCCATTTCGACCACCCGGACGCCTTGGTAGAGAATATAGTCCGTGGTTCGGCCATTCCCGTCGACGACGATGTACTTTCCGTCGGAACCATTCCCGCCAGGTGGGACCATCTTGAACCGGTCGGCGCGAATCGCGAAGTCGGCCCGCGCGCCGTTGTTGTTCAACGCAATGCCGCTGACATAGCCACTTGCGTCGATCTCCACGCCCCAGCGGCCCATGATCGAGGTGATGTTGTTGTTGATCGTCGTGATCGCGGTGGAGTGCTGAGACACCGTCACGCCCTGGGTGCTGACGGTGGTAGAGAGGGAGGCGTATTGGGTGGTTAGGGTGGAGAGGGCTTGGAACGATTGTGTGATACTGGCTTCGGCCGAATAGGGTGTCCACGACGCGTAATTTTCCAGCTTCACCAACCTGGCGCCTGTGAGGGACAGTCCCGAAATGCCATACCAGCTGATTTGTACGATTATTGCGGTCGTCCCATTCGGGGCCTGTCCCGTTGCGGCATTCAGCGCCCGACCCTGATTGGCGTTGTCGAAGCTGTGTCCGCCACGCTCCGCGCCAAGGACTCGCCCAATCTCCGAACCAGAGGAGTTGATAAACACCAGCGACATCCGCATGGCACCGGCCGACGCACTTAGAAGGGTGTCCACCGCAGCAGTGTAATAACCTCCCGCATCTGCAGGGACGCTCGCGCTATTAAGGAAGAAGCTCGATGCCGACGAAACGACGCGCAAGTATCGCCCAAAACTCGATGAAAAATCGCTAGTCAGCGCACCGTCGCTGTACCAGCCTGTGGTGCCGTTATCGGGTCCGCCATTAGCCAACAGGTTCTGCGATCCGGACGCGACGCGCGTGGTCAGCGTCGCGGTCTGCGCTTGCAATGTTGAGATTGCGGACTGAGCCGAGGTTATCGACGACCCTTGCGCTGAAACTGTGCTGCTGAGGTTGGAATAATTGCCCTGCAGCGTGGAGATCGCAGTGGCTTGGCTGGCGATGGTCGAGCCCTGCGTGCTCACCGTACTGGAGAGCGACGCGTACTGCCCGTTCAAACTGGACAGGGATGTTGCGTGGATCTCGATAACCGAACGCGCGCTGCCGGGCGAGTACGGCAGCGGCGAGGCTGACACTTCGCGGGTGTCTGCAAACTGCGGGCGACAGAACCATGCCCAGCTGTCTGCTCCAACATTGGTGGCAAGTTTGCGAAGATAGAAAACCGCACGGACGGCCTCTGCGGGTGCCTGCGCCTTGACCGACAACAGTTGATAACGGTCGACGTACATGCCGCCGCCGCCTGCTGCAGTCGTCGGAGTTTGGGGGACTCCAATGGAGTTGCCGCTTACGTTTAGCCATTGGACAATAAGTTGGACGAGGCAACGATTCGTCGCCGCGAGTACCGATGCATCGTACCAATTTCCGCCTTTGACCGAGACGGCTTGCGTCCAGTCGCAGTAACCGCTGGAGGACGATGTGCCCTGATAGCTCGTCAGGTTGTTTTCGCCGATGATCTGCCAGTTACTGTCCGGCGCATTTCGCGAGCCGGTTGCTATTTGGTCCACGGCATAGAAATTCCAGGCAGATGTCCCAGCTGCAAGGTCTGTATTCACTAGCAAATTGCCGCCACCAGCCACTATCTGCGTGCGCAGCGTGGCGATGTCGCCGCCCTGGGCGCTAGTGGTCGACTGCAGGCTGCTGATCGACGCCCCTTGCGCCGACACCGTACTCTCCAGCGTCGCCGTCCGACCCGAAACGCCGCTGATCGCCGTCGCGTTTTGGCTGATCGAGCTTTCCGCCGTGCCCACACGCGTCGTCAGGCTGGCGATGTTCTGGTTCGCCGTCGTGATGGCCTGGGCGTTCTGCGAGATCGAGGCGCCCTGAGTAGACACCGTGCTCGACAGCGAGGCGAGATCGCCCTGCACGGCGCTGATGGCCTGGGCGTTCTGATTGATGGAAGCGCCATTCGCCGTGAGCGTGGTATCGATCGACGCAAGCCGCCCCGTGTGGTTGCTGACCGTCTGCGCCAGGCTGGTGATCGACGCGTTCTGATCGCCCAGCGTGGTCTCGATCGTGTCGATCCGGCCGCCCGCAGCAATGATGTCGGCCTGCGCGGTGGCGAGGCTGGCTCGGGTCACTGCGGCATCGGCCTGGATTTGATCGGCCGTCGCATTGATCGAGGCGATATCGGCTTCCAGCTCGGCCTTCGTCTCGGCCGCGACGGTCTGCATCTGGACGATCGTCGCCTGAGCCGCCGCGATGTTGATCGTGGCCTGCGCAACATCGATGTCGAGCTGGTCGAGCTGCTGCTCCTGCTCCTCAAGCTGGCCGACCACTTCCTCGGCAGGCTTTCCGGCAACGTCCGTTCCGGCCGGGGCGCCGACCGTCGCGTTGTCCTCCGGCTTCGTGCCCGCCGGGTCGCCTACGTCCGGCCAGTCCACGCTCGCAGCGAGCGGCTCAACCTTGCCCGCGGTGCTCAGGCCCTCGATCGACAGGGATAGCGTGCAGATCGTCGAATCGACGGCAATCGAGAAGTCCTTGAAGAACCCGTAGACGGTGAGGGTTTCCATCCCCTCCTTGCCGATCCACAGCGAGGGCTTCGCGCGCACCGCGGCGATGCGCCCGGCGACGAGATCGATGGCATCGCGGCGCAGCTTGGCGGGCAGCGTCATGCGCTTCGCCCAGGCGCGCTCCACGATCTGGATGTCACCGAACTCGTCCGCTTCCTTCCGGCTAAAATCCGTGATCCCGGCCTTGGCGTCGTCGGTGGTGGAGCCGAGCCCGACCAGCTTGCCGACCAGCAGGGTGCCGACTTCGACAGTCCCCGGCCCGGTAACCGTCACCGTGACCTGTCCGGCCGTTCCCGGAAGATCGAGGAAGGTGACAGTGCCGGCCGCATTCGGCGCGACGGTGCGGTCATAGCCGGCGGCCTGGACGCGCACCGTGGCTGCCTTCACGTCGAGCAGCGCCGCCGCGTCGATCGCGCCCGCTGCCAGCGTCACCGCGATCTGGCCGGGGGCTTCGGTGGTCGAGCCCAGCGCCTGGTCGAACATCGCCCACCGGTTCGTCGGGCCGATGTCGCGCCACTTGCCCGACACCCCGGCCGGGTCATTGCCCTTGTTGCCGATCGCGCCGCTTTCGTAGATCCGGTGCGTCGCCGCCTTGATGACGCGGGCGCCGAGCGGATAGGTCGTGCCCGCCGCCCATTCCGGATAGTCGTTCTCCGGCACGGACGCCGCAACCAGCGCGCCGCCCTCGATGGCGGCAGGCTGGAGCAACTGCAACGTGGAGGCATGGCCGAGCGGCGCGGGATCGCCGCCGGGATCCGCGAAAGCCTCCGTTGCCGTCAGGGCCTCGACGGTCAGGGTGCAGTAGGCCTTCGGCGGCACCGGCAGGTCAATCTCAAAGTCCTTGAAGAACCCCCGGAAGTCTAGCCAGTCCACGCCCTCGTCAGCGATCCAGCGCGCCGGCTTTGCGCGGATGGCGGCAAGGCTCGCCTGGAGCGCGTCAGTCTGGTCGAACGGCACAACCAGGCGCACGGACATGCGCCGCGCAAAGCCGCGCTCGACGACGGTCGTCACGCCATAGTCGTCGGTCACCCGGCGGCTATAGTCGACAATGCCGATCGTCGGCGTGGCTTCGGTCTCGCCCAGGTCCAGCGTTTCGCCGCTGTCGAGAACTACCCTCACTTCGCAACTCCCGAAACAGCGAACGCCCGGCCGCCCGAATCCGCGCTCGTATCTTCCAGCACCCGCGCGGAGCGGTTGACGCCGTTGACGATCGCCGCCTGACCGTTGTTCAGATCGGCGCGCAGCTGAGCCACTTCCGTGCGGAGCGCCCGCAGCTCAGAGACATTGTCGTTGCTGCCGCTGGTCGATGACGTTCCCGCCGTGGCGCTGGTGGCCGCGTCGATGGCGGAGGCCGCCGTGGCCGAGGCGGACGACGTGGAGGAACCACCCGCGTAACCCTTGGTCGCGTCGATGACGCCTTCCAGGCTGGCCGCCGTCTCCGCCTTGATCCGCTCCAGCTCCTGCCGGCTCGTGGCGACGTTGCCGGCGACTTCGAGCAGCGACTGGCTGAGGTCGGCCAGCTTGGCAGCCGCCTCCTGATCGCCGCCCCGCGCCGCGAGCACGGCGGCATTGAACTGCCCCTGCAAGGTGGCGAAGCTGGCGGCATCGCTGCCGCCGGTGAGGCCGCGAATGCGGTTCACTTCGTCCACCAGGCTATCGCTGACCGATTCCCACGCCTGGCGCAGCTGCTCGGCCGCCGTGGCCGCCGCTTCCTGCGCCTGGGTGAGCTTCTCCTGCGCGGCGTTGGCGTCTTCGATCGCGTAGAGCTGCTGGAGCAAGGCGCGCTGCGCGTCGCTGGTGGCGTCCCGCAGTTCCTTGGCGCGGGCGATGGCCGTCGCGGTGCCTTCGTCGCCCTGGGCCTCGGCGATCCGCGAACGGATGTCGTTGAGGGCATCCGCCTCCTTGTTCATCGCCTCCTGCCGCTTGATCGACAGAAGCTGTTCGAGCTGGGCGTATTCCGCCGCCGTGGCGCCCGCCTCGGCGAAGATCGAGCGCAGGTTGGCGAATTCCTTGTCGATCGTGTCGAGCTCGGCGCCGACCGGATCGAGGTACGTCTTCAGCTCGGTGAACACGTTCTCGAAGCTGAGCGCCTTGTTGATCTGCGCGGACAGATCGTCGCCCGCCTTCAGCAGGTTGTTCGTGGAGGCGCGGATGCCGTTGATCGCGCCGCGCTCGATCGCCAGTTTCATCGCGTAGGCCACGGCGGCCTCGGCGTCGTCGTTGAAGTCGACGGCGCCCTTCTTGACCTTGAGCGAGGTGCCCCCGGCGTTGACACGGTAGTCACCGTGCCGAACGCCGACGCTGATGTTGCCGAAGTTGCCGATGGAGCCACCGAACTGCGAGGCGAGATCGGCCAGGCCGCCATAGATGCTGTTGCCGGCGGCCAGCGCCGCCTTCTGCGACGATCCGCTGTTTCCGGACGTGCCGGAGACGCCCGCTGCCGACAGGTCGACCCGGCCCCACTTCACCTTCGTGAAGGCGCTGCCCAGAGCGCTGCCGAGCACACCGCCGAGCACCGAACCGAGCGGACCGGCGAACTGGCCAAGGCCCTTGGACAAGCTCTCCAGCCCCTTCGACAGCGTCTTCTCCACGACCTTGCTGCCGCCAAGCGCGCCACCGATCGCGGAGCCGGTCTGCTCGGAAGCGGACTGTCGACCAAATAGTGCGCTGCCGGCAACAAGGCCCATGCCTGCACTTTGAACGAGGGAAGTCATCAACTTCCCGAATTCACCGCTCTTTTTGAAGACCTTGGAGAGTTCCGACCCGATGGTCTTCGAAAGGACGTTGCCCTGGCTATCCTTTTCCGTTCCCAAACCAATGTTGAGCAGATTGCCGAACTTCCCGCCAACCGCAGACGTATTGCCAGTCAGCAACCCGAACAACGTACCGAGCCCTTTGCCAGCGCCGCCGAGGTTGCCCAAGGTGTTCACAAGATCGCGGTATTGGTCGTCGAGCAATGCGACGGCCTCTTTCTCTCTTGCGAGATCCTGCATTCGTTCATCCCAGCGCGCCTGGGACATGTTGCCGACCTCCTTCTGGAAGTCGGCCCAGTCTTGTTCCTGCCGCTTGGCAAGCTGCTCCGCCACATCCAGCACCATCCGGCCGGTCGCGTCCTGCAAGAACTTGTCCAGGTCGAATGCGTCCTTGGCAGCCTTTGCTGCCGCAGAACCGGCCTCTTTGCCGGCCTTTTTCGCGTCCCTTTTCATACGGGCGATGGCGCGGGCCTGCGCGAAGGGGCTGATCTTGTCTGCCAGTTCGCCGATAAAGTCGCGCTGGATTGTATCGCCCAGCGTCTTGGCGACCCCCTTGCCCAGCTTTGCCGCCGCGCCGGTGTAGCTGTTGGCCACCTTCGCGATCTGGGGGGCTGTGAGCGTTGGCAGGGTGAGGCCCGCCTTCGCCAGGATGCGGTTTGCCTCGGACACGAAGCCGTTGACGCCGTTGACGGCAGAGGACAGCAGCTTGTTGATGGCGTCGATTGCCATGTTCACTGCGCTCAGGAAGATGTCAGCGACACCCGCGGGGATCAGCTTGAAGTTCTCGAGAATTGTGCGGGGCACAAGTGTCATAAGGCCGATAAGCCTATTCGCAGCCCACTTCGCCCAATCTACAACGGTCGCCCATACGTTCCCCGTTTTGATGCCGAAGGCGTCGAAGGCGGAAGATAGCTCGCCCTTGAGCGCTGCGGCCACCGCATCCCATGCACCCAGCAAGGTGTCAGACCATGTGACGGTCACCTTGGCGTTTTCGTTGATTGAAGAAGTCAGCAGTGCCACGCCGGCCGCTGCTGCGGCCAACACCGCAAGAAAGGGAACGAACGGAGCGATCAGGCCCGCTGTGGCAGCAATCAAGCCTTTGATGCCGATACCAGCTTGCGACATGATTCCGTTGATTTGGGTGCCCTGTTGAACAAGAGCGGTGAATGCCATTTTCAACGGCGCCGAACTCTGCGCCGCCGCCAACAGCTGGACGCCCAGATCTTGGAACTGAAATGCCAGGTTCTGAACGTGATGACCTGCAAGTTTGGAGGTGTTGCCCGCTTTAGCGATGCCGGAACCTACTGCCGCGAGGTTGTCGTTTGCCGCCTTCGCCGACTTGGCGATATCGTTGGACGCGTCCTTCACGGCCCGCTTCACCTTGTCCATGTCGGCCTGAAGGCGCGCGACTTCCGCCACGATTTCAATGGAAAGGCGCCCCGCCGGTATACCTCCTGCCACGAAACGACTCCTGTTATTGAATACGTAAGGGTTCCCGCGTACGGGTGCCCGCACACGAGGGGGACGACCAATGGCGGAACTGACTACCGGCGAATTGATGCTGATCGAGCAGAGAGTGACCAACGCCAGCAAGAGCGCTGGCGTGGCCTATCTGCTTTGGATTTTCACTTGGCCGGTGAGCGGCCATCGGTTCTATCTTGGACGCCCTGGGACCGCGATTTTGCAGATCCTGAGCTATTTCGTTCTCATCGGTTTCGTCTGGCTCCTCATCGACGGCTTCCTCATTTCCGGAATGATCCGAGATGGTCAGAACCGCGAACGGACCCGCTTGATGGATTACCTGCGAGCGGAAAAGGATGAGAAGGCGGTCGCGGCCGCTTAGCGCTTCAATGTCGCTACCATGGCCGCGAATTGGGCCTCGACCCGGCTGCGAGCAAGTTCCTGATCGACCTGCACCATAGGCTCAATGCAGGTAGGCTTGCGCGCGTCGTCACGCTGGTTGACGAAGGCCCGCGACAGCCGTCGCAGTGTCCTCGCCTCCCAAGGGGACAGATCGACCCCCATCAGCCGCGACCACTCCGCCATTTCGGAGAACCCGATGGGGACAGAGGTTTCGCCAGCGGGCGCGGTCGGCCCGATCTCCAGCAGCCAGTTGGTAAGGTAGGGCGCGGGATTGTGGGGCAGGACCGGCTCTTGACCCCGCGCCTTCAGTGATTCCGCGCGCGTTACCGGCTCGGGCGGCTTGCCCGCGCCGGTGTGTTCGACGCGCGGAGCCGTATTCAGCCAGGCGAGCTGACGAACCCAGAGTTCGAGAGCGACTGCGACGCCTTCATAAAATTTTCCCAGCTCTTGGTATCGACGCCCATGTGGTCGCGGATGTAGCCGAGATGGTGGTCATTGTAGACGGCGGCGACAGTCTCCTTGTCACCGTTCGCGCCCGGATACTCCAGGCCGTTGAACCGCTTGGTGATGGCGCAGAGGAACTCGATCTCGTCTTCGGTCTCGTTGTCGAGCGCCGCCTCGAACTTGCCGTTGGCTTCGCGGGACCGCTTGATCGCCTTTCGGCGACGCGCAGCATCGGCGACCTGCCAGATTTTGGAGCCAGGGCCGAACACCGTAGCAGTGATCGGCGCCTTGGTCTCGGGGTCCAGGAAGGGCGAGCCGTCGGCATTCTTGACGGGAAGATCGGAAACGTCCGCAACGCGGTGGTTGGTGATGATGAGAGCCATGCGGCTGTCCTTTCAGGGAAGGGTGTCGGCCGGTCACCCTGATGACCGGCCGACATGAAAAACCCCGCAGAAGCGGGGCGGAAGCTCAGGGACAGTTGGGTAGCATCAGTTAGCGGGCTCGTAGACGATGCCGTCTTCGTCCTGGCTCACGATCGTCCATTCCAGAGTAATCTGCCGGGTGGCAATGGTGTTCACGTCGCCGTAGTTACGCGTGCCGCCCATCACGAGCGCCCGGCCATAAATGGTTCCGAGTTTCGGATGTTCGAACGAAATGGAGGCTGGGTCATCGGAACGGCTCAGGGTGTCCAGAAGATCCTGCCCGGCGTCGTCCGGGTCGATGCCGACAGTGATCGTCTGGCTGCCAAGCGTGTAACCGCCCTTGGCCTTGCTCTCGCCTCGATTGGTGATGTTGCGCCACGACACTACCTCGTAGACGCGTTCGGGCAGATCGCCCAAGTCGCTCACTTCACCAACGTCGGTAAAGGCGAGCGCGGAATAGCCTGCCTCGTTGTAAGTCGCCGGGGCAGCGGCGGATACCGAGAACTTTGTCCCGGCGCTCGTGTAGACGCTCATCGTAGTCTCCTTAGAAAAGCCCCGCTGGCGCGGGGTGGCGCATCGCCGGGATCGGCAATCTTTCAGTCAGCCCCGTCAGCGGCCTTGGGTTCGGATTTCGCCTTCGCGGGCGCGCGCTCAAAGCGTCCAGTCACTTCGAGGTCGGTGAATTGCTGCAAGGGCATCGAGACGGTCGCGCCCTTTTCGTAGGTGGTCCCGTTCAAGGTCGTGCGGCGCGTCGCTTTTGCGCTGATCATCATCGTGTCTCCAGATAGCTGACGAGGAAATCCTGGCTCCGGCACCAGATCGAAGGATCCTCGATCATGAAGTCAGGCCCGGCCGAATCGGTGTGGATGGTCACGGCGTCGATACCATCGACAACGACATTAACCCGATCCGCCGCCGCACGGCGGACAGCCCGCATCACGGCGGCCCGCTCGGGGTAATCGCTCGCCATGACGGTCACCTGCACGCGCTCGCGGACGTGGCGGCGGGCACCGGGGGCCGGGATGTTGCGGTCGTTCTTGCTCACGCTCTCCAGCATGATCCAAGGCAGAGCGAACCCGAGAGGACTAGGACCGGCTGCAACCCGCTCCGCCGGCACCAGCGACGCAACGCCGGCATCAGCGACAAGCACCTGCACTAGGGCGGCGACGCCATCCATTACAGCATACCCCAGAGCCAAGCCGACTGGGGCTCGCCTAGCCGCGCGAGCAAATAGCTCGCGGCGACCGCTCCAGCCAAGATCACGCCTACCCGGACGATTAGAGGTCCATTCGACATCAGACTGCCTCGTCAACCGGAGCGATGAAGCCCGTCTTGCCCTCCAAGAAGGCGCGGATCTTGCTGGCGTAAGCCTGGACGGCTTCATCAGCCTTCGCATCAAGGGCCGGCCGCATAAACGGGTGAGCCGCGAAACCGGGATGATGGATGATGCCAGAGACATAGCGATCGCCGATTTTCATGGGCCGGGTCGTTACCTTGCCCTTGCCCTCGGCGGCATTGCGCACAGCAACCTTGCCCTGACCCGCCCCGGTGCGCGCAATAAGGTGGGCAGCAACGCCGAACTCGAAGAACGCGCCGAGGTAGGCGTGATCGCCGACCAGGCGGATGCTGACCGAGAACGTGCCGTCCTGATTCTGCCGGGGCGAGCCCGTCTTGATCGCCTTGGCCATCTTGCCACTCTGCTTCGGCGCCCGGGCGCGAGCCTCATCGCGGACCGGCGCCGCGGCGGCGGTGAGCCCTTGGCGGATTGCCTGCTTCTGCATGCGCTGCGGCAGGGCCGAGAGAAAGGCGTCGAGATCGGCCAGCCCCTTGACCGGAAAATTGCGGCTCATGGCTTCTCACCCCGTGTCGAGAGTTCCTGGACGATCAGTTCCAAGCCTTCACGGCGGCCCAGCTCGGCGGGCCCCGATACGATCTCCATGACGCGGCCCCGGTAAACCACCCGCATGTCGGCGGTGATGTCCTCGCGGTAGCGCATCCGAATGCGAGCCGGCCGTTGCTGCATGGACGCGTTCTCGTCCACGCTCTCCGCGCGGCTCGGCAGCACGTCGCGCACCTGCGCCCAGACCTTCACATGCGGCTGCCAGGTCGTCTTCGACGTGTTGTACGTCGGATCGCGCGTGGTCACCGGCTTCTCGAACTGGATGCGCCGGTCCAATGAGCCCGCTGCGATCATGCCCATCAGATCAACACCCGGCGAAATTGCCCGCAAAGTTGTTGAACCCCGAAGGGCACTTCCGCCTCGGTGCCGCGATCAGTCACAGCTTCGCGGTTTTTGTAGAGGTGGCCGAGGAACAGCCGAACCGCCGCCAAGAGCGAAGGCGGCGCCTTCCCCTCGGGGTAACCGGCAGAAAAGACTATGCGGACATCTCCGCCAATGTCTCCCGGCCAGCGTGCGCCCATCCTGGGCAGTACATCACCGCGGGCATTGATGCGGTAGTCGGCAGGGCTCCCTTGCACGGGAAGGCCAGCGCGGTTGACCCACGCCACCGATGTGATGGCGGTTACGGGCCCCATGCTGAGGGTCAGAACCTCGGCGCCGCGGGGAAAGCCAGCGGCGGACCACTCGATGCCGGCGGCCGGCCCCAGTTTGAGGGAGCAATACCGCTCCACGAAATCGATCGAAGCGTCGCGCAGCGCCTGGATCAGAAAATCCTCATCGTCGCTGTCGGCCCGCAGATGCTCTTTGCACGCCTCCAGCGACAGGATCGCGTCGCCGTAGCCTTCCGGAAACGGCGCGTGGAGCAGCTCAAAGATCATCTGCGGGTCCGGCGATCAGTCGGCCTGGGAGGCCTGAAGGTTGGCTGCCACAGCGGCGTCGGGCGACAAGGTAGGATCGTTGAAGTCGATCTGATTGGCCGACACCGTCTGCCCCTTGCGGGGCGTGTTATCGACGGCCGGGTGATCGGTATCGATGCCGCTGACGATCTCGGGTTCGATCAAGGCTCCCGATGCCGCAACGTCGGTGGCGGGGGTCAGGTCTGCCAGCGGGGACAGGGCGGTGTCGGGCACGCCGGGCACGTCGGATAGCTTCACATCGCTGGTATCCACGGTCTTTTTCGCAGCAGTCATGTCGATCTCCTTCGATAGTTCGACTAGGGAAACCGGCGGGCTTTCACCCGCCGATCGGATCAGGCGCCGATGATCAGCGCCTTCATGGCGTCCGGGTTCTTGACGCCGCCGCCCACACGCTTGGTGGTGTAGAAGTGGACGAACGGCTTGTTGGTGTAGGGATCGCGCAGCACACGGATTCCGATGCGGTCGATGACGAGGTAGGTTTCCCGCATGTCGCCGTAGAGCGCGGCGATATTGCCAGCGGCCACGGACGGCATGCCCGGAAGGTGCGCTACCGGCTGCCCCCCGATGGTGGCAGGCTGGCCAGCCTCGAAGGCCGGCTGCCACAGGTAGTTGCCCTGCCCATCCTTAAGCTTGCGAGCGGAACCGGCCGTCGTCCTGTTGAGGAAGAGACGTGCGTTAGCCTCATACTCCTCCGGAAGCTCATAGATGAGCGTCATCAGACCATCGCCCGTGAGCGCGGCCGCCGCACCGGAATTCACGGCTTTGATGTCGCCCCAGGGGTGACGTGCAGCATTTGCGCCGCCGGTGACGTAGGTCAGGATGCCGTGAGGCTTGTTGTTGCCATCGCCCGAAAGGTTGGCGATGCCCTCCTGACGGGCAAACTCGGTTTCGACTTCGTCGGCCAGCCAAGCTTCGACGTCGAATTCCGCGTCGTCGATCAGGCCCTGCGATGCAGCAGGATTGGCGTAGAGCTCACCAAGGCCCCAACCGAGCGAGGTAAGCCCCGGCGTGGTGGTTGCAGGTCGAGCGGCAGTTTCACCGACCCAGCCCGAACCGACATTGCGATCCGAAAACACCTTGCTGAAGCCAGCGCCGCTGATCGAGATGACAGTCGCGTACTGACGGATGGACGACACCTGCTTGAGCCGACTTGCCAGGGTGCGATCCCACTCCACAGGCGCCAGGTAACCGCCTTCGCCATCCGTCTTCGTCGCGGCAGCCTTCACCGTTTCGAGCCGATCCGAGCTGACGCCGCGGCGGAAGTAGGAATTGAACTGCTCGGTATATTCGGGGTCCCGCGGATCTTCCTTGCCCCCGATCTTGGCTGCCGCGATCTTGGCCAGGGCGGCGTCCATCGCCTCTTCGATATTGCCGATCGAAGTGTTGATGCGCTCGACGTGCTCCTGAAGCACCGCGTCGTCGACCTTGGACTTGAGCGATTCTTCATGCTTCGCGCGCATTTCCACGACAGCCTTGTTCAGCTGTTCGAAGAGGGCTTTGGGATCGTTTCCATCGGCGCGGATGGTGGCGCCGAGCAGTGCTCGGGGCGCGGCGGCCGCGGTGAGAAGGGCGCACGGCGACGACGCCCCAAGGATGAGGTGATTAGGCTTCATGATATCCTCAGTGGTTAAGCCCGGAGGCTGTCCAGAACAGCGGCGGCCGAAGCCATCCAGTCGGTGGAGCCAGCGCCAGGCGTGGCTTTGTCATCGGCAGCGTCCGGCTTGCCTTTGATGCTTTTGATCCGGGCGCGCGCTTGTGCGCGGGTCATGCCCGAATTTACGAGGGTCAGCTCCATGGCGCGAACCTCATTGGCTTCGCGGTCAGACGCCTTCGCGGTCTCATCGACCTTCATCTGATCGGCTGCCAGAAGCGCGTTGGCGAAGCCCCGTTCGATAGCCATGGAGCCCGACATCCATGTTTCGTCGTCCATCCATCGGGCACAGGTCTTGGCCTCCTGACCGGATCGAGCGGCATAAACGTCTGCCATTGCCTGGTCGAAGGGGGCCAGAAACGCGGCGACCTCTTCGAAGTCATTGCGGTTGCCCGCCGCCACGACCCAGCAATTGTGGATCATGAGGAACGACGCCGCGCCAATTTCGATGGTATCAGCGGCCATGGTGATCACTGACGCTGCGGACGCGGCCATGCCCATTACCTTCACGGTGATGGGCTGCGGGTGCTCGCGCAGCACGTTGTAGATGGCGAGGCCTTCGAACATGTCGCCGCCACCGGAGTTGATCTGAACCTCAATCGGCCGATCACCGATGGCGCGCAGCTGAGCAGCGACCCTCTTTGCGGTAACGCCGCCACCCGTCCACCAATCCTCGCCGATCACATCGAACATGGTGATGACGTTGTCCCCCTGCTCAAGGGCCGATGGGCGAATGCCGGCTGCATCCTCGCCCCAACGGTCCATTACGGGCAGAGGGGAGAAAGCAGACACGCGGCGATCGGCAGGAACAGGTAGCGCGGCAGGCCGCGCCATCGCCATCACTCGGGGCATTTTACGCATCGGGCTGTCCTTGCATCCAGGCGGGGGTGTTGCCCCATTCCTCAGGGTTCATGTCCATTTTGTCGCGGGCCTCATTCGGCACCATGAAGCCGCCGGCGCCGGGCCCACCGAGCGCCTTGGCGAAGAATTCTGCCTGATCCTTCAGGGAGCCGCGCAGCAACGCGGCCTCGTTGAACTTGGCATAATGGTTCGCCCGGTCACGGTCGTTCAGGAGGGACGACGCAATGGTCTCTTCCCAGGCGTTGAACCAGGGGAGCAGGCAGTAGGTCACAAGAAAGAGGCCGAGCTGTTCGATACCGCTGCCCCAACTGGTCTCATCGAACATCAGCAGGGGGCGTGGGACGCCTGTGTATCGGCTGACTTCCTCCGCCTGGTGCTTGCGCTGCGCCAGACCTTCAGCGTCTTTGCCGGTAGCTCCGAACGGCTTTGCCTCCATCCCCTCTTCGGCAACGACCCAGCGGCCCGCGTTTTCCGATCCGACGAAGCGCTCTTCCCATTGAGCTCGCAGGTTCAAAATGGCTTGTTCGGACAGGGATTTCGGATGCTGCAGGACTCCGCCTACGTAAGCCCCGTTCTTGAGCATCCGCGAGGCGGCTTCGTCGGCAACATTGGCCAAGCCCAGTGCTTCGGCCGCCACCTTCAACAGGCCATCGCCTGAAATCCCATCGCTCGACCAGGGCGCGCGGAGGTGAAACACTTCGTCAGCCTCGAACCTACGCGTAGTTCCGTCTTTCGCCTGGTAATCGTACGCCAGCGCAAAATCCTCGCTGAGAACCGGCTTCACGCGCACAGGATCGAGCGGCGCGAGCGCCTTGATTCCCAACAGGCCCGGCACCTTGTAAGCGTAGGCATTCCCTCGCAGCAGCGCCCGGCCTTGCATGTAGCTCTTGAATTGGTACGGCGTCTGCCAGCTGTTTGGCTTCAGGCGGAGCAGCTTCCACACCGCGTGATTGTCGGCCTTCTCGATGTTATCGCCTACACGGCGGTGAAGGTTCAGCGGCAACATACCGATGGTGGACGCGATCAGGTTGACTGCGCGAAAGAACGTCGCGTTGGATAGCGCCGACCGTTCCGTAACTGGGCGACCGGCGCCTCTCGCAAACCCCTCGCCGAAGAAGCCCTCGGGCAGGCTCCCGCGGTCGAGGAAGCCATTTGCCTTCACGGCGGACGACGCACTGTCCGTGCCGGCGCCTGCCCAACCGAAGAAGCGTTCAGCCCAGCCCATCAGAAGACCACCAGTCCGCGATCTTCATAGACCGAGACGCCGTTGTCGTTCGCAGCAACGGGGTTCAGCTCAAGCAGCTTGGTGGCGTTCAGCCCAGCCATGAACGGATCGATTTTACCCGTCCCTTGGGTGTTCTTCACGATCATCACCGTCTGCCGTCCTAACTCTTCCTTCGCGTTGCTTACGCACCACGCCATCATGCGCGACCCGTCATGGACCGCGCCGTTGAATTTCAGTTTCCGGGCAAGGCCCACGATCGCCGACATGAGACGGAACCCTTGCCCGACCGACACCACCTGCGGATCTTCCAGGCCGATCTCTGCCAGCGCATCGACCAAGTCACTTACGCCTTGGGGGTCGAGGCCAACCGCCCCGCGTTCTGGTAGAAGGCCGCTAGCCTTGACCTCTTCGATGACGGCGACAATTTCGCGAATGTCCTGGGGACGCTCGTAGGCGGTATCATCTGCGTCCAAGCCGAGCGTTTCCGACACGACCTCCGAACAAATCACCAGATCGCCGTCGCTTTCGTAGTCGTGCAGCTGAGCCGCGATCTCCTTGCGCCGAGTGAGCACGTCAGGCCAGCACCAAGCCTTGAACCAATACAGCCAGCGCCCGGTCCCGCGTTCGCGGCCGGCAACGCAAAGGCCGTACAGGTCATCGAGGCCGCCGCCGTCAACGCCCACCACCGCTACTTCCGAACGAGCGAGAAGGCTGGCCAACGTCAGCGACTTATCGGCGCAGGCTTCCCAGTAATCTGTCCCGCGCCAGCGATCGCGCCGCAAACGAAGCCCGATCTCGACGTTCAGGTGCTTCGCCAGAAACACCTGGAGCCCTTCGCCTTCGCCGATCTGCTCTTTGCCCAGCTCGGCCTGGAGCCATTCGACTGTGACCGATCGGCCGATATGAGGGTTCGTAACGTAGAAGAATGCCGGGTCCAGATACGCTTCGGCATCCAGCATTTCGACCGGCCACTCGTAGAGCATAGCCATGGTCTTTGGGTCATCAATAACGCCGTCGCGCACGTCCCGCATGTACGCCAACTTGGTCTTGTAGACACCGCTCGGAGGTTCGTCCGAATGGGTCGTAATGTAGAGTGTGAAGGCTTCAGGGCGGGCGGATCCGCCACCGAGCGCCTCTCGCAACATCGCTGCCGCCTTCGGCTTCTTTCCGAACAGCCACAGCTCTTCGATAAGCGTAATCGAGGCCTTGCCGCCAGCGACGGTGTCGCTGTCAGCCGCGATCACCTTGAGCACGGCACCCGTGTCCAGATGCTTGATCTGGCGTTGGTGCTCGATCACCTTCAAGACAACCGACAACTCCGGGTCGGCTCGGACCATGCCCATAGCCGGCTCGAAGCTGTTGTTGGCAACTTCCAGCGTCGGCGCCAAGATCTGGAGAATGGCGTTCGGCCGCCAGTTAAGAATCAGCGCCGTCACCATGATGCCGGCGGCGATCATGGACTTGCCATTCTTCTTACTGATCAGGAGCATAAACTCCGAAATCAGCCGCTTTCCCGTTTCCGGATCCTCGGCGCCAAAGATCGCGGCAACCAGATCGAATACGAAGTCGTCGCAGACCTCGCCTAACGTCGGGTGTCGTTCGACCTCACCGACAACGACCTTCGGCAGATCGACGACCTGTAAGGACTTGAAAACCCCAAGTGCATCCTCGGCCTTACCGGGAAACAGAGGCGGGCACGGCACCAGGCTCTTTCGCGCAACGATCCGTTCCTGCCAATCTAGGCAGGCAGTGGACCACTTCGGCGCAGCCATCGCTTCAATTCAGCAGGAGCGGCGGCGGAGTGCGGGCGGCGAATTTGCCGCTGGCATTTGCAGCCGCTTCCTTCGCGGCTTCCTTTTTCCCCAGACGGGGCGATGGCGCCGCATCGGACCGTCCGCGATCCTTGATCTTCTCGCCCAACGTTCGGACCTGTTCGGCTTGGATCATGCCGGCCAGTGCCTTCTCTGCCGCGACGTTGCCATCCTCGGCAGCTTGGTTGAGCCGTTCGAGCTGCCGCGCTTTCATCATCAAGGGCGCATGCCCAGCCCGAGCGATCTCGTTAAAATAATGCTTGTAAAACGTGGGCTTAGTGATGCCGAGCACCTTGGCGATGTCAGCAGGCTTGTGCCCACAAGCGAATAAGAGACTGACTTTGTTGGAGTTTTCGGCGGTCCAGACATGTGCAGGCCGACCACGCCCCTTTTCAGGCAGCAGCGGCAGGCCGAACATGTCGGTCTGACCATCCGAAATTCCATCGTGCGACAAAAAAAATCTCCGAATGGGACGAGATGCGGTGCAGAGGGGCCGCCCCCTCCGAACTTTCGACCACCCCCCCTACCCGCGACCGCCGCGCGCCCGCCGCGCCCGCGCCGCGGCCGTCTTGGCATTGTGATGCCCGGCGCAGTACCAATCCATCTGGTCGAACGGAGGCAGGTCCGCCCCGCCGTCCTTCCGCTCCTCTCGGTGATCGAGGATTAGGCGATGTGTGGAGCCGCAGATGAGGCACCACACGCCGCCCTGGCGCTGGATCGTCCAAGCCCGGTGCCGAGCCCGATAGTCCTTCCACTCGGCCGACTGGTAGAAGCTGTCGGCCACCTTCGGCATCGCCGCCACCCGAGGTGGCAGTGCGCCGAGACGCGACGGCATCGACTTCAACCGGCCCATGATGGCTCCGAAACGACAACGGGCGACAGAGACCGAAGTCACTGCCGCCCGCGTCTCAGGGGGAGAGGGTTACGCTTGCGGCCCAGTTGGGCGGAAGACCGTCAGCGTGCCCATGGCATACCCCCAATTCGTGGTGAAACGGACACCCTATATTTGCATGGTGAATGGGGAATGGGGTTGACACATTCCCCAGCAGAAACCCGCCAATCTTGATCAGGCGGCCTTGTCGAGGGCGAGGACGAGGCGGTGAATGGCCCGCTCATACGCCTTGCGCATCCCGTCGCTGGTGGTCTCCAGCTCTTCCCGACGCGCCAGGTTGAACAGCTTGCCGCCCATCAGGCGATAGACGCGGTCCCATCCGAAGCCCTCAGGGCCGGGCCAGCGCTTCATCGTGAGCACCCGGCCCACCAGCGCGCGATGTCCTTCGGGAATGGCATCGGCCAGCGGCTTCTCGCCAGTGAGCATCCGCTCCACGAGGTTGGCGCAGCGGCGGGTGAGCTGGGGCGAGGGGCCGGCCTCTACGTCGGCGTAGTCGCCGAACGCCTCACGCACGATCGCAGGCCATGCCGTTCGCGTTCCGGCTGCGAGGTAGGCCCGTTCGCGGTCTGGCATCGCACCGAGATACTCGAACGCGGCCATAAGCGTGTCTTCGGCATCCTGCCACGACACCGTGTTTCGCGGATTTCCGCCATTCCCCAACGCCACTGCCTTCCATCCATCCGGCTGTTGGACGTCGCTTGGAAGGCTTCCTTCCACTACCTCGCCACCCCCTGAAACCCGCATAAAACCGCCGTTTTCCATTATCCTACCCTTCCTCACTCTCTCGAAAATGGAAGGATGGAAGGGAAAACCGAGTAGGTTGCTTATGAAGCTCAAACGATAGTCTCACATGAAGACCTATGCGGATTTGCCTTCCATCCTTCCATGGACGCACTTTTCCCGCAGAAACGCTTGAGTTTTTCCCTTCCATCCCCTGAAAACCTGTCCATCCCGCAAACTTCCACGCGGAAGGGACGAAGGGGGCGCGGGACCACGCAACCCCTAGGATTGCGCCGGTTATGGGCCGTCGTCACGCCACTCAGGCGGCACGTCGTTTTCGTCGAGATCGCCGCCCTGATTGTCCCCGGCAAAGGCCAAGGCATCATCACTTCCGGGCCACTCGCCGCGCTCGACGCCCTCCAGCGTCACACCCGCGCGCACCTGGACCCCGAGCCACTTGACCCCATTGGAGACGATGGTCTTGAAACCCTTGTCCTCCATGGCGGCCTTGAAGCCCTTGGGTCCCCAGCCCGATCCACCGCCCACGTCGCTCCACGCCTTGTAGAGCTTGTGCAACTCGCCAGAGGCGGCGCGCACGTTGGCAGTGTCTTTGCTGATCTCGCATATCTGCGAGAGGAAGCGGCCCAGCTCGTCGCTGGCGTCTCGATAGGCCTGGGTAGCCATCTTGACCTGCTCCGGGATGATAAGACCGTTCTCGCGCCAGTCCAGCAGGCCGTCCAGCAACCTGTTGAGAATTCCGCTTGCCTCCGCCTTCAACTTGTCAGGCAGGCTCCGGTCGATCTCGTCTTCCGGGATGATCGTGTCCCACGGCACCAGCTGCATGCGGGCCCACATGCCATGGCTCACGTCCTTCACGATCGGCCTGGTGTTCCCGCTGATCGTCAGCTTGAAATCGGGAAAGAACTCGAAGAACCCCTTGTTGAGGTGACGCGCCTTCACCGGATCGCCGCCGGTGAGCTGCTTGATAAGGCCGTCGTTGAACTTCATGCCCTTTTGCGGCTCGGACACGCGCAGCAGGCGAACACCGGGCAGTTCGGCAAGATCTGGTGTCGCCTGATCGCCGCGCCGCTGGCCGCCGCTGTCGAGCAGCGATTCAATGCCGATCGAACCGGCGATGTCGCCAGCCATGAAAGCGACCGCCTCCACCCACGTCCCCTTGCCGTTACGCCCTGCCCCGTAGAAGAACGCCAGCTTGTGCTCGGTAGTGTCACCGGTCATCGAGTAGCCGCCCCACTGGTGCAGGAACCGCCGCATAGCCTCATCTGGCTGAACCCGCAGTACGAACGCATCGTATGCCGGGCATTGCGCGCTGGGCTGATACTTCACAGGCGCCAGCTTCGTGATCAGGTCGTCGCGGTTGTGGGGGAATTTCTTGAGCTTCCACCCTCCCGTGCGCCACTCGCTCTTGCCGGCAGCGACTTCCGCGTTCGATCTCTTCTCTGGCCCGCGCACCAGGCGCAACGTGCCGTTCAGCACGTTGATCGCCATCTTGTCCTGATCGAATGCCTCCGGCCGCACGACGACCGACCGAAAGCCCTTGATCCAGCGCAGCATGCGGGTCGGCATAGCGCCAGCCTCGCTGGACTTTGCCCAGGCCGCCACCTTATGGCTCCACAGGGTCTTGCCCATCACGACGTCCATGGGCTCAAGGCCTTCAAGCCATTCGGCCCGTTCCCCGCTTTCGTCGTCCCGCAAATAGAACTCGCGCGATGTCGTGCCGTGCGCGTCGGCCCAGCTCTCCAGCTCCCGCATCTCTTTTTCGGTGAGATAGGGCGCAGGGTAACCGCTCGCGGCCACCAGCGCCGCCTCATTTCGGATCGCGCGGACCGTGATGGCCATGCTTTCCATCAACTCCGCCGGCACCGTGTCCTTCTCTTCGGACAGGAGCTTCCACCGGCGGGTATCCCACCAGAACCATCCCAGCTCTGGGCAGAAGCGGAAATCGCCGCCGAAGCGCACAAGCCATCGCTCAGCATTGCCCAGGTCCGTGAGCGCCATGCGCGCACAGGCGAGATCGGACTTGGGATCTATCGTGGCACGGATCCGCCCGCCCAGGATCGTCGAAACCGCACCCCCCGCACCCCCGCTCGATGACAGGCCCGAACCGCCCGGTCCGGAACCATCTTCGCGATCAGGGGGCGTGGGACCGTCGTCATCACCCGCGAACGGGTTACGAGTAGTCACGCCGCAATTCTCCCCATGAAACCATCGGCCCCGTCGCTCACGCGCGGAAGGCCGCCGTAGGCCAACAGGCCCTTGATCCGTTCCGCGCCGCCCGGCGGAACCTGCAATGTCACCCGCTCGCCAAGGCCTCGCAGCTCCGCGAGCGAGGCCGCGCACCAGTCGAGCACGCACAAGCCTTCGCCGCCGGCTGCCAGCCAGTCGAACGGTGTCGCGTGCAGCCGAAGCCGAACACGCTTCTTCTTTTCGCCCATGTCCGAGGCGAGAACCTTGTGAACTTCGTCGATCGCATCGGCGCCCAGCGCCCAGCCAAGGCCGGTTCGCAGCGACCACTCATCCCGGCAGGTGCTGGATACGGCCACCACGTCTACCAGTTCGCCACCGTCGCAAACGCCGATGAGCAGGCGCTGGTCCGGGCCCTCCGGTTCCCACCGCGCCCCACCGAGAGTGACTTTCCCGACCCCGAGCAGACCCGCGCCATGAAGGCGAACGACGAACCGCCGATTCGCCCCCATCGCCACCAGTTTGCGCAGGTTCGGCATGCCCAGGCGACCGGCAGCTACGAGCAGCTCGCGCTCCAGGTCACTCAGCATCGCGCCCACCGGATCGACCGGCTCGAACCTGAATTTCCATCTCCTCAAAGGTCTCGGCCGATGCCACGCCGGAGGGGGCCAGGGACCGCCAGGCCGAAAGCAGATCCGGCTCACGGATCCATTTATCGAAGAACTGGCGCGCGCCATGCATTGCGCTTGCGTGGGTCCGGTCGCCGAGCATCGCGGCAACCCGTGCCCACGTGTTGCCGCGCCCGCGCAGCACCGCATAGGCCAAGCTCCGACCGCGCATGATGCGCGCCGCTTTTCCGCTGCCACATAGGTCGGACGCTGGCACACCGATTACCATTCCAATCGCGGCCAGCAATTTCGGAGTGCTGACGTGCCGCGTTGTCCGCACGAAGGTTGCAGCTGCCTCGCGTGCCCTTGCCTCTCGCTGAGCAGGGTCGCCGTGCTTGGCAAGAGCTTCGTCCTGCCAGCGAAACGGACGAGCAGACACCCGGAAATCGTACTCGTCCGAGTCCTCGGGCTCGCCCACCCGCACGACGTGTTCACGTCTCGCGCGCGACAACTCAGCCTCAAGCCGCAATGCCGCAATCTCGGCAATCGACAACCGTGCTCCGTACCGATCGGCAACACGCGCCCGAACGGTTGAATCGTCGCGAAGGTAGCTGATGAGATGCTGCGCATAGGCACGAGGGTCGGCAAGACTGTCGACTTCCGTCGAATAGCCGCTGGCACCGAACCAGCCCGCCCGCGACGGCACGCCCCGCCCTCTGAGCGCAGGCGCGTTCATCCCGCTACGCCGCCGAGGACCAGGACGACAATGACGCCCATGGCCGCACCCATCAGGCTGGCGAGCAAACCGGCAAAGGCGGACTGGCCAGCCATTACGCTTTGCCCCCGGCCGTTCGCTGGCCCGTCGCAACGATCTGCACGACACGGCGCCCCGCGCCCGCCTCGACCCGTACGAAACCGGCAGCAACAAGCAGGCTCAAGCGGTACCGGGCGGCGTGCCGATCCGGCAGCCCTGCGCGTTCGGCGAGCACCTCATTGCTGGGAAGCGGCAGCCCGTCGTCGGCCACCTGGCAAAGCACTTCGTACAGCGCCCGCTCGGTCGACGCGGGGGCAGCGATCCGACCACAGGCCGATATGGCCGACGCCGCTGGCGCGCGCTTGCGGATCATGTAGTGCAGACCGCCGCCAACCCGGCGCAGAAATAGCGTGGCGAGTCCATCACCGGCGAGGCGGCGCGCAAGCTTCGGCGCTGCGGCCTTATCGCCAAGCGCGGGGCCGATCGCGTACCAGGTTTCATCGCCGGGCTCTGCGCGGCGCATCCACACTTCCAGTTCGCTGGGATCAGCATAGGTCGTCAGCGGTCCGATGCGATAACGCGCGGCTTCGCGCTCAATCCCCCCGATCACAGCTACTCTCCTTTTGCGATCGCGTTGACGACAAGGCGCAGGCGCGCCAGCGATGCCATCGCCTCGTCAATCTGGACGGCGATGCGGTCGCGATCCCGCGCACACACCTTGTGGTCGCGGGTTGCCTCACGGATTTCCGTAGCGATGTCGCCGAACTCGGCGCTCGCATCGATCAGCGCTGCATTGATGTCGCTGTCTTGCGGACGCTCTTCTGGAACCGGGATAACAACATGCCCCAATTCGGCGGCGTACGCGGAAAGGATCGGAGGGCGATGGCCCAATACTACGGCTACCTGATCCAAAGCGAACGCGTCATCGACGCGAGGCACAGCGGTATCGTTGGGATTGCGCCACGAACCTGTGAGCGATGGGCTTTTCTCGACGGTCGCGGCTGCGCCCTCCTTACCCCCGCTCGTTTTCACAGCGCTGATGACGGCTGCTTTGAGGCGGCCGAATACGTCTGGCGCAATCATGCCGCTACCTCGCTGGACTTTTTGGAGAAATCGCCAGTGGACCCCTGCCGCGAGGGCGCGGCATCATCCAAGCCATGTTGAAGCTCGCTCACGTCAGCCGGAAGCTCGAGACCCGCGTCCTTCGCGGCGAGGCGCAGATGCGCCATCCGGGATTGAGGGATGCCGTTCTTACGCCAACTATGGACGGTCGAGAGCGGGGCTTCGATCATCTTGGCCACAGCTGTACTGCCGCCCAGATGGTCTATCACGGTGTTAGCGAGAGCGTTCATGCTCGTGATATGCGATATTCGCAGACTTCAATCAAGCATAAAGTCTGCGATAATAGTAGTTGCGATAATCGCAGACGGCGGCACGGAACAGCTATGACCCCGACCCAAATCCGCGCCGAGCTTGATGCCCGCAATATGTCTATTCGTGACCTCGCGGAGGCTACCGGCATCGCCGAGAACAAGCTGACGAAATCACTCGGAAAGGTTGGCCGAAGGATCACTTACGATGAGATGCAGGCGATCCAAGGGGTGCTGGACCCGGCCGACCTTGAGCCCCGTATAAGAACCGTTCCCGTTTTGGGATCGGTGCCTGCGGGCAAGTTCACTGCCGCACTCCAAACGGGCGGTCGTAGAATGGCCGTGTCTGATCCTGAAACCCCCCATAACGCATATGCGCTAACAGTCGTTGGGAACTCGATGGATCTGATTGTTCCCAACGGGACAATGCTCGTAATCGACCCAGACGATAAAGCGTTATGGCCCGGACGTAGATATGTAATTGAAAATGCAGACGGCGAAACCACGTTCAAGGAGTTTCAAGCAGACCCGGCACGCCTCGTGCCTTGTTCCAGCGATGATTCGCACCGGGAAATTCTGCTAGGGGACGAGCCAATTAAGGTCGTCGGCCGCGTTTACTCTTACAGTTTGCGAGACAGTGATTTGCCTATGCGCCGCACGTGACAAAGCGCTGATGAAGTTCCTCAATTTCGCCAGGGACGTTCACAAAAAAGGTCCCCCACTCATCGTATTCGCCTAGCCCCAACTCTAACGCGTCACGCTCTGCTTGGCGCTTCACTGGGCGCCACGGACCCTTTGGCTTTCCATACAGACGTACGCGGTAAAACAGCATCATTACCTCCAATCTCTATCGAAGTACGGCGAGATCGCCGATGGGAACAAAAATAGAACAACAAAGGACGGTTTTGTAGCCCAAATTCACATTCTGCGATAATCGCATTTTTACCGTTGACAGCATGTCTGCGACAATCGCATATCGACCTCCAACAGGCATCCGGCCTGATGGAGTTGGAGATGCTTTCCGTTCCCACTGAATTCCCCCGAGTTGGCTCACATTGCTTTCTCGACGACGGCACGAAAGTTGAGCCCGTCCGCATCTTGCGGGACAACGGCGACGGCAACGTGCTGGTATCCCTGACTAGTCACCGATTTCCGCGAGAAATCGCGAGCGGGAACCGCACCGTTCCACTCGCTGATCTCCGCGAAACCGAGCAGCCCACGTCCCCCACCAAGCCCTCGGGTCGCGCCAAGGGCCGGCGCCGGTGAGCGCGCAAAGCGCCACCGGCGCCGTCAGAGCGGGAGACCGCATCGTCGCATGGTCCATAGGCCAGGCGATCAGCGCGGATGAACTGCGCACGATCGCCACCCGCATTCTGTCACACCGCGAACGTGTGGCTAAGGGGCTGGTCAACACGGGCCGCTGGACGCAAGCCGAAGCCGAACAGCGCACCGCCCCATGGAAGGCCATCGCTGTTCTCTGCGGCGTGAATACGTTGCAGATCGAAGCCGTTCTGGCGTCGTACCGCCGACCGCTGATCCACATACCGCACGCCGGGGCACGCCCGCAGTACGATCATGTCTTCTCCGACGATGTCGCGCGCAGCCTGCTGGCAACGGATCTGTGCAGCGCGCTCGAATGGTGCGCCGCACTGCGCGACGCCACCGAGCGCGCGGTCAGGGCGATGCACCAGAACCGCACCGAAACGACTGTCCAGGCCGCCCGCGAACTGGTGGCGATTTCCCGCGCTCTCGACGTGTCGCTGCGCCCTGTCGTGATGCCCTCTCACGAAGAGAGGCGCGCGGCATGATGCACTCGATATTTCACATCCCGCCCGCAGCAACCACGACCGAGCGCGATGCCGGTGGAAGCCTGGACGCCTGGGCGGAACTCTGGCGCGAAGCTCCCGCCGAGGTGCGCGGCGACGTGATCTACCTGGCGTGCCTGTTTCCCGTCCTCGCCCTCATCTTCCTCACCCTCTGGATCGTGGCCCCGGCCTGATCCGCAATCGGAGTGCCTGCACATGGCCGAAGAGAATGCCGCGTCAATCCTGATCGACGAAACAAAAGCCGCCGACGGCTCGTCCCGCTATCCGGTGGTCACCCAGCTCACCGACCTGATCTTCATGCTCAACGACGGCCAGTTCAACGCGGATTGCGCGGACAAACTGAAGACGTTCGCCGCCGATCTGGAAGAGCGCGGGATCGAGGACGGCAAGAAGGTCAAGGGCAAGATCACCCTGACCATCGAAGTCGATCGCGAGCACGACGGCGTCTATTTCTTCACCCCCGATATCAAGCTGGCGACCCCGCGCGAGAAGCACGGCCGCACCATCGGTTGGGTCACCCCCGAGAACCGCTTCACCCCCAACAAGCCCAACCAGGGCAATCTTTTCGGCACGGTCCGCGACGTCACCCCGACCCGCACCGTCCGCGACGTCTGAGCAAAGGAGACGAGTAGATGTCTGAGATCAACCCGAAGGACGCGGGCGGTCTGATCCGCGAAGCCGTCGAGGCCGCTGGCGAGCTGACGCACGTCACCACACAGGAGATCCATGATCCCCGCGATGGCACGACCGCAATTGTCGTAGTCAGCCCGAACGGCGTGCACGCCCTCGATCCGGCCGCTTTCGACAAGTATCGCCTCGCGCCGATGGAGCGCGTGGGCACGGCGAAGTGGACCACGCTCGAAAGCTTCATCGAGCACACCAACCGCTTCAAGGTGGATACTGCGAGCGCGGTGTTCGCGCGCGACGACATGGCGACCGCCAAGCTGACGACGATCTTCGACTATCACCAGAGCGTGGCCGATGGCGGCGACCGGGCGAATCTGCGCCACCGCGCCGAATACGCCTTCCCGTTCTCCGATCAGTGGAAGGCCTGGCACGGCAAGGACAAAGAGCCGATGGCCATGTCGGACTTCGCGCAGTTTCTCGAAGACCGCATCGTTGACATCGACGCGGATGGCGTGCCGTCCAGCGATGAAGCGAAGGCGTTCGTGGCGGCCATCAACGGCAAGATGGCGAGCCCCTCGAAGCTGATCGAGCTGGCCCGCGGGTTGCAGGTCTACGAGAATTCGGTGCTCAAGGAAGCGCGCAACCTTTCCACCGGCGAAGGCCAGCTCACGTTCGAGAGCACCCACGTCGATGCAGATGGCAAGCCGCTCAACATCCCGAACCTGTTCATGATCACGATCCCGGTCTTCGCCCGCTCGCCGGACTATTTCCGCCTGCTGGCGCGTCTTCGCTACCGCAAGGCGCCCGGCGGCGTCGTGTTCTGGTACGAACTCTGGCGCGCCGACCTGGCCTTCGAGCAGGCCTTTGCCGCCGCATGTGAGCAGGTCAAGGAACAGACCGGCCTGCCGCTGTTCGTCGGCGCCGCCGAGGCCTGACGCCGATCCGACTTCGCAGGGAATGTGAAACGGAAAGGAATTCTGGTCCCCCGCATTCCCTCCCCAACCGCAATCCCGCGGAATTCAGGACGCGCAGAGGGCCGCGTGGGGAAGCCCTCCCATTCACAAACCTGTCCTTACCGGACCCCTGCCGCCTGCGGCGGGGGCGAGGATAAGCGCAGCTTCCTGGAGCAACCCACATGGGTCTTATCGTAGACAATTTCGCCGGCGGCGGCGGAGCATCGACCGGCATTGAGGCCGCGCTCGGCCGCGCCGTGGATATCGCCATCAACCACGACGAAGAGGCGATCCGCATGCACGAGGCCAATCACCCTGGCACACGGCACATCAGGAACAACATTTGGCAGATCGACCCGAAGGAAGTGACCGGCGGGCAGCCCGTCGACCTCGCGTGGTTCTCGCCGGACTGCAAACATTTCAGCAAGGCGAAGGGCGGCAAGCCCCGGGAGAAGTCGATCCGTGACCTCGCATGGGTAGTGGTGCTCTGGGCGCAGCGCGTCCGGCCCTCGCTGATCCTGCTGGAGAACGTCGAAGAGTTCCGCACCTGGGGCCCGCTCTGCGATAAGGGCTTCCCGATCAAGGAACGCGCGGGCGAGACCTTCGACAAGTGGCAGCGCGAGCTGCGCAAGGCGGGCTACAAAATCCAGTGGAAGGAGCTGCGCGCCTGCGACTACGGCGCGCCGACGATCCGAAAGCGTTTCTTCATGATCGCCCGCTGCGATGGCAAGCCGATCGTCTGGCCGGAGCCGACGCACGGCAAGCCCGGCTCGCCCGAGGTTCTGAGCGGCAAGCGCAAGCCATGGCGCACAGCGGCAGAGATCATCGACTGGTCGATACCGTGCCCGTCGATCTTCGAACGCAAGAAGCCGCTGGCCGAAAAGACCCTGCGTCGCATCGCGCACGGAATCATGAAGTTCGTGGTCAACAACCCGGCACCGTTCATTGTGCCTATTTGCAACACGAATTGGGCGGGCGACCGCTTCTATCCGGGCAATGAACCCCTGCGGACAATCACGACGGCCAAGGGTGGCGAAATGGCTGTCGTCATGCCGCACGTGACGAAGTTTCGTTCCGGCGCGATCGGCCATGCCGTCGACGAACCGCTGCACACCGTCACCGCGAACAGCTTCGTGAAGCGGCCGGGCGGCAGCGCACCGCTCGGCGTGGTGGCCGCCGTCCTTGAGCGGCAATTCGGTAAGAGCGCGGGGGCCGACCCGCAAGAGCCCCTTCCGACAGTCACGGCCGGCGGTGGAGGCAAGACGGCCGCCGTGTGCGCCTTCATGCAGAAGTTCGCGCAGAACGGTCAGGGCGTAGATCCCTCCGAGCCGCTGCATACAGTCATGGCGGGCGCCCCGCGGCACGCTGTGGTCTGCGCGCATCTGGAGCAGGCGAACGGCGGACCGAACAACGAGAACCTTGCCGGGCGGGCTGCCGATGCGCCGCTGTCCACTGTCGCGACCAGCGGCAGCCAACAGCGCCTCGTGACCTCCAACCTCGTCAAGCTGCGCGGAACCTGCCGCGACGGTTCAAGCGTCGAGGAGCCGTTGCACACGGTCAGCGCCGGCGGCACCCACATGGGCGAGGTCCGCGCCTTCCTGATAAAGTACTACGGCAACGAGCAAGACGGCCATGGCCTCGGTAGCCCGCTTGGCACTGTGACGGTTCAGGACCGCTTTGGCCTCGTCACGGTGATGATCGAGGGCGAAGAATACGTCATCGTCGATATCGGCATGCGCATGCTCTCGCCGCGCGAGCTGTTCAACGCGCAGGGCTTCCCCGCCGACTACCAAATCGAGACGGACGCGCACGGTAAGCCGATCACGAAGACGGCCCAAGTCGCCAAGTGCGGGAACAGCGTGCCCCCGCCGATGTCTGATGCGCTGGTGCGCGCCAACATGGCGGACGAGATCGCCGAGCGGGAGGCCCGAGCGGCATGAGCCACATCGTTAAGATCGGAGCCGCCACCCTCTACCTCGGCGACGCTTACGAGATCCGCCCCACGCTTGGCTTCCACGACGCCGACGTCATGGACCCACCCTACCTGTTCAACAACTCCGGCGGCGGAGCCTATCGTGCTGCCAGGGGCGCGAGCGACCAGATCGTTACCGAGGGGCTCGATCGCGGGTTCGATCATGCCATCGTGAGCCCGGAGCTTTGCGGCGCAGTCGTCATCTTCTGCCACAATGACCAGCTCGGCGACCTGATCCCGGCTATCGTCGAAGACGAGCTGAACGACTTTGACGCGCTGCTTGTCGCCGACATGTTCGCCGCTCTCCGGCCGAAATTCCGGCGGGCAGCGCTGCTGGCGTGGATCAAGCCGAACCCGGCGCCACACCGGAACAAGCACTACCTGGCCGACATCGAGCCCTACATTCACGCCTGGAACCAAGGGTTCGCCCCGGTTGGCGACCACCACGATATGCATCGCTGGATCAACGCCGGGTCCATGCCGTCGAAGGTCTACGGACATCCGACCGTCAAGCCCGACGCCGTTATGGACAAGATCATCCGGAACGTCGCCGGGGAATCGGTCTGCGATCCCTTCATGGGCACTGGCTCGACAGGCGTGGCGGCCATACGCGCCGGCAAGAGGTTCGTCGGCATCGAGCGCAATCCCGCGCATTTCGAAACCGCCTGCCGCCGCATCGAGGACGCTGTCTCGATGGGGGCAGCATGAACCTTCTCGATCCGGCAACCGACTGGACGAACCAAACGGTGGAGGAGCGCGCTGAGGCATGCGCCACCTTCCTCTTCACCTTTCGATTCATCGGCCACGCCGACCACTACCGCACCCAAAATCAGATCCGCGCGCGTGCCGACACCCAGCGCGAACAAAGAGCGAAAGGAAATCTCCATGGATAGGGCGAAAGCACTGCTATCGCTGGCGCGAGTATGTGAAGGCTCGCACCCGTGGGCCATCAACATCGACTGCGCAGTCTTCGCGACGCTGTATCCAGACAAGTTCAGCAATGAAGATTCAGCCGCTCAATACGCCCGTCTGAATTGGACCCGCAACCTGGCAGATCGGCAGTGGCTTGGCGCCATCGGCATGCTTCAATACTCCGCGTCCCTCGACGCGGCGATGACTCTTGTTCCTGCGGGCTGCCTTCACATGACCCGAACCATCTGGGACGCGGCCGGCAAACCAGTGGGCCTCGCGCGCATCGATAAGTATGAGGGCAGCGGCGCCGCGATGATGTGGGCCGATGGCTTCGATGCTGTGGCTGCCACCCCGGCACTTGCGCTCTGTGCCGCTGTCCTACGAGCGCGCGCTGCGGAGGTCGCCAATGGCTGAAAAAGGCATCATCTTCAGCGCAGCAATGGTCGTCGCGCTGCTCGCCGGTCGCAAGACGCAAACGCGGCGGTTGATCAAGCTCCCTAAGGAGTTCAGCCGCCCCGACATGGGGGGCTGGGAAGCAACCGCTACTGGCGGCGAGGGCGTCTTCACAATAGCCAAGGGCAAGCGGTTACCGGTTCCCGAGCGTGCTGCTATCTGGAACCAAACCACTGGCACGACGATCGGCATGCCCTACGCCGTCGGCGATAAGCTTTATGTACGCGAGACATGCCGCGCAATCGAACGGAAATCCGGTCAGGATCAGTTTCAGTATCGCGCGACCATCGATAGGGAAGACGAAGACGCCGAAAACGTGCCCAACGAGCCGGACGCCGGTGGCTGGGGCGACCTGTCGATCTATGGAAGAGGCAAGCGCGATCGGAAGAATTTCGCAACTTGCGATGATGATCTGACCTTCGCAGGCCCATGGGTGCCCGCTATCCACGCGCCTCGCTCGACTTCGCGGCTCTGGCTGGCAGTCACCGACGTTCGAGTGCAGCGCCTCCAGGAGTGCAGCGAGGCTGATGCAAAGGCCGAGGGTATCGAAGGATTTGCCTGCATCGGTGGGCAGGCTTGGCGCGACTACAGCGGCGGCCCCGGATTCAACATGACCGATCCCCGGACCCCAGCACGGCGCAGCTATTCCACTCTTTGGGACAGCCTCCACACCGCCGAGGGCGCCCGCTGGCAGGACAACCCCTGGATCGTGGCCGTCAGCTTCGACGTGCATCGCGGCAACATCGATGCGGAGACCGCAAATGGCTGAGAACAGCGCAATCGAGTGGACCCACCACACCTTCAACCCGTGGATCGGCTGCACCAAGGTCGGCCCCGGCTGCGATAACTGCTACGCTGCCGACCTCGCAACCGTCCGCATGGGCGTTAAGTGGGGCGCGGGTGAAGATCGCCGCCATACCGCTGAGTCGACGTGGAAGCAGCCGCGCGCTTGGAACCGAAAGGCCGAAGCGGCCGGAATCCGGTACCGCGTGTTCTGCGCCTCGCTCGCCGACGTGTTCGACAACGAGGTGCCTGCCGAGTGGCGCGCCGAGCTGTTCCAGCTGATCCGTGAGACGCCACACCTCGATTGGCTGCTGGTGACCAAGCGCATCGGCAATGCCGCTAAGATGGCCGAGGCTGCTGGAGGATGGCCCGGCAACATCTGGCTGGGAGCCACGATCGTGAACCAGGTCGAAGCCGACCGCGACATTCCGAAGCTGCTGCAGACGAATGGCCCGCGCTACCGGTTCCTGTCCATGGAGCCGCTGCTGGGCGAGGTGAACATCGAGCCATGGCTAAACCCTGATAAGACCTGCCAAGGCTGTGATGACGGCGAAGGCTACGGCAACCGTTGCAGCAGAACCGATATACCGCGCCGGGAGGAGTGCCCGTGGAATCAGGCTGTTCAGATCGTGACGGATCATGGCCCGTATGCTGACGACGGCGAACCTGCATCGGTTTCGTGCGACGTGCGAACACTGGATTGGGTCATTGTTGGAGGTGAAAGCGGGTCGCATGCGCGACCGATGCACCCGGGCTGGGCGCGCAGCCTGCGCGATCAGTGTGAGGAGGCAGGCGTCCCGTTCCTGTTCAAGCAGTGGGGCGAGTACGTGCCCGCAGGCGATCATCTGGAAGAAGATACCCCCGCCAACCTTCGGCTGAGGAGAGGCGATCGCTGCCATGTCTTCCCCGACCATCATCTGATGGCCCGTGTCGGGAAGAAAGCCGCTGGCCGCCTGCTCGATGGCGTCCAGCACGACGGATACCCGGAGGCACACCACCCATGACGACAAAACGCCGCCTAGTGCCGGAAAGCGAGGTCCGGCGCGTGCTGGACCTGTTCCGGGACTATGGCCTGCCGATCGGCTCCGTTGACATCCGGGGCGACGGCGTGACTATCCACCCCCCTGCGGCAACGGCAGGGAATGCATATGACGCCTGGAAGGCGAAGGACCAGAATCGTGAGCGGACTGCACGTCGTTAGCAAAACCCGGAAGGCGGGCCAGCGCTGGTACGTCTACGCCTGGCGCGGCGGCCCCTGCATCTACCAGCAGGACGGTGCGCGGCCAGTCATCACGCCCGATATCCTCGGCGCTCAGCAACGCGCCTTGCAGGACAGCTTCGGCGGACAATCCGAGGACGATATCGACGCGATCATCGCAGGCTATGAGGCCAGCCCTGACTTCACGACCAAGAAGGACAGCACGAAGCGGGACTACCGCCGCTGGCTGACCCGCATATCCGAGCGATTCGGCAACACCCCTCTCTCCGCTTTCGAGGATCGGCGCATGCGCGGCGACATCATCGAATGGCGTGATCTGTGGCAGGACCAGCCCCGGACGGCCGACAAGGCGTCCGTCATGATGGCGACACTGCTGGGCTGGGCTGTCGAGAACGGCAAGATCGAGATCAACGTTGCTGCCGGCATCAAGCAGCTGCACCACGTAAACAAGGCAGATCAAGTCTGGGAGGACCGGCACTGGCAGGCTGTTCGCGCGGAAAAAGACTTCCCGGCGCACATCATGGATGCGCTGGAGCTGGCCCAGCTGACGGGCCTCCGACTCGGCGACCTGATTCGACTTGATTGGAAGTGCGTAGGCGAAAAGGCCATCATCGTCGAAAAGACCGGCAAGCGCGGCGGCCGTGCAGTTATCCCGATCTATGACGATCTACGCAAATGGCTGGACGGTCGCAAAGACGAGCGAAGCGGCACGGTCCTGAAGAACAGCCGGAAGACCGCCTGGACGGAAAGTGGGCTCGAAACAGTCTGGCAGCGCCGCAAGCCGGAAGGCTTTGATCGCGTGATCCACGACCTGCGCGGCACGTTCGTGACCAAGCTCGCGATCAAGGGACTTACTGACGAGGAGATCGCCAAGATCATCGGTTGGACCGCTAAGCGGATCGCCGAAATTCGTGCGCGCTATGTCGACGAAGCTCGGGTCATCATCAGCCTTGCCGAGCGCCTGTCCGCCTGA